AGCCAATAAGTCTCACATACTCTTCTTGTATGTCAAAAATAGTTCCTTCGGAGAGCACAAGCCTGTACTTTGTGTCATCCCATTTCCCTGGGTGTCTGTACCCCTGATCTGGATCGGTCCAAATCCTAATGTAGTGATCCGAGTCTACAGAAGTCCATCCATCAATAGTAACTGCACTATCATCCTCATCCCCAGTTGAACACCTACAATCAGCAACAGCGATCAAGTCCGCTCCCACAAGGTCACCGTCTCCAGACATAGAAGGGTAGTTCGACTGGGTACAGCTCCCGAAGTCTGCTTCCCAAGCAGCTAGAGATGAGTAATCTCCACTTCCTCCTGTATCGACTATCTTTACAACTTCAGTTGCCATTTTACTTAGCCAGCTTCGCTAAGGTTGCTGATATTTTCTGAGGTTTGTCTGTTACGCTGATTTTGTCACTGGTTACTTCAGCAACTACCTCACTTTGTAGGATGTCCTCAATATCTTCAATGTTGATCCTATGTCTGCGCCTGGCCACAACGTGTCTGATAGGTTCTATTCTTGTTACGATTTGGTAACTAGGAGATAAATCGTGGTCTTGTAATCTCTTCAGAACAGCATCAGCTAGGGTTTGGCAAGTCTTAGATGCTGTCTCTGCATCAGGACCTTCTGCCATTACTCCTAATTCAGGAGACTCAGCAATGTACCGATTTCCCAGCACAATTTCATCTTCCTTTGTCAAAAACTTTAATTCATCGACTTCTTTGTCAGGCACACACAGAATGTAGAACTTATTCTTGTTCAACTCTTCTTTCCCCCATTTCCATCCATCTGGCTTCACAACTACAACGTCACCCTTTTTGTAGCATCCGCGTAAATCTTTTATTGGATCGGGGTTTGTCGTATCACTAGACTTGACTAATAGTTCGGCCATTTTTTCGGACCTCCCAATTGAAGATAATAGCTGTAATACAGTTGTACCCTCGTGTAAAGCTCTGCCGATGATTCAAAGCGGTCTGACTCACCTAATGAAGTACCCTAAGTGCTGTAGGTCTTACTGGACCGGGTCTGGGAGTGGCGCTAGTACGTGCTACTCCCAGAGCGTGACTAACAAACACGAAAAAAGCACAAGATTAAAGCGATCACCAGCCTCGTAAACACTCTTCTACCCCCTAATGCGAGTTAGTATTCTATTGTTGACTCCCTTTCTTAGCAGAACCTCTTGCCAGAGAGTAGCCAAATGCAGCTGCTACAACTCCCACTACTCCGGCTAGTTGAGTAATCGCTTGAGTTACCACAGAAGCTTGCTCAGGTGTAAACACACCTAGAGCCGCAAGCAGGGCAATTGCTTTCGCTGTTACAGTTACCCAAAACTCAGTAGTTTTGTATCCTGGTTTAATCTCCATCTTAACTACCTCCTGTTTTAGAATTTAGTGTGCTTTTTACCATCGATGATGCCAAAGCTGGCCCCATCGAGGTCTTCGCCCCAATATAGTTATCAACTTCGAGGAATAGTTACGCATCCCGAACGTACGACCATTAGCTGCTACTCTAAGGTCGTACGACCACGCGATAGGTGATTCACTAATTTGAACTCCGTTAGAATCGTAAAGTACTGCACGTACACCAATAAAACAAAAGTCAACTTTAGGAGGAGCGAACGTAAATTGAGTCTCTGTAATAGGAGCAGAAGTAATCTCTCGCGGAGGAGACCCAACTCTTCGAATGTAAACCCGGTACTTTAAAACAGCATCAGTTGGAATCGGGTCACCTGTAGACAGCACTATAGGAGCGTTCCACGCGACAGTAATTGTAGAGTCTGAGACGAATTGACGTTTACGCACCCATTGAGCACAAACACTTGTTGTAAAAATCGCCAAGAGCAATATACTAATTGAAAGGACTTTCCTGACCATCACTTATCGATCCACAGTTATCCCCAATAGAATTGTTACAGTACCTCCGGAAGTCCCAGAAGTTTCAACCACCTCAAACTGCAAATACTTCGTCATTGCACCCAAATCAACTGGTATAAACAAATGGCCGTCGCTCTCCGGACCAGAAGTAGAAGTAAGCTCAGTCGCAATATCTGGGACTCCTTCGGGGGTTCTGAAAAACTGTTCATCGAGACTGCACTTCTCCTTAATAGTGTAAACACCTCCTCCAGTAATCGTCACTTGTAACGAAAAGTACCCTGTAGCGCGTAGTTTATCAAGATCGAGGACTCGAGTGGAAACAACTTCACCAGCAGAGAAATGCTTGTTGTTTAGCAAACTAAGCCAAGTAATCCGATTCTTCGCCAGGCAAAGAGAACTGTTCATTAAAAACAACAATAATACTCCTATTAAAACTCTTTTCACCAATTTAACCCCCTTTATAACATTCCAGAATTGTCAAATGAAACTTATCAAAGTCCTTCATAACCTCCATAAACCTCTTGAACGTCTTACCCGAATTCAGCACAGCTCTATCACCGTGTAACTTCCCATAATGTTCCGCCAAAAGAATGCACCCAGCAGTATCTTCAACTTCATTGCCCGGATGGAATAGAATACCAACACGGCCCGGTACATTTGTAACTATGAAAGTCTCCCCAAACCGGCTAGAAACGTGCCTTCTACATATGTACTGCTGTGCGGGAATACATGAAACTCCGGGCATATTGAATCGGTCCGCAGGTTCGAGAGTCACACAAAAGACTTGCTTCTGAATACGAAGCACTCCAAAGGTGCCGTAAGATTCATTCTCCTCTAGCCTTACAATTTCAACAACAGGATACTCTATCATAAGCTACCTCCTCTAATCATTCAAAACTCCGCAACCACCGGTCTTACGGAGCTCTCCTAGTAATTCGTTAATTTTCGCTTTTAAAGCATCACAGTAATCAATAGTCCCTATCAAGACAGAGTGGATAGAAGTAACATCAGCTCTTAACGCATTATAGTCACTCTTTATCTCGTTTACCAGAGGTACAAGATCGTTATATTTGGATTTCAGATCGTTAATCAAGTCTCTCTCATTCGCGTCATACGTTAAGTCTGCGTCTCCTAAAGTAACAGCCGCAGCATCGGCATAGGTAACTGCAGTAGACGTAATAGCAGATGGGTCGCTCTGGGAAGCATCAACATCAATCACCTGAGCGGTTCCAAAGCTGTCACTTGCCCCTACTATATGTAAACCTCCTACTTCTGCCGTCCTAGTGCTAGCAAAGTCGCACCCCAAAGATACGAGCAGGAGTGTGGTTGAAGAAACAGCAATCCCAACACATTGAACTATATTCGACCCAGTAGGCCGTGTAGAAGTAATCCCTCCATTTGTACCTACGAAATACTTAGACCCAACTGTAAGACCTGAAAACAGCGCGGCACGCCCGTCAAACTGTATCCACACATCGTTACCTGCAGATGCATCCTTATAGACAAACCCTACACAAGGCATGGTACTGTCAGAAGTATTGCTAGCTCTATAAGCCCTTTGATCACTTGCGATATAAACAGCTTGTCCTTTAGAGAGGTTTTCTCCAGCTGTAACCGAATAACAAGGAGCACCGATTGCATCTCTTACTTTTTGAGTGTTTCCTGTGCAAATAGCATCCCATCCAATTACATTCCCCATCTCCTCAAACTCGTAAGGCTCTAAGAATCCCATCTACTAACCTCCTCAGCGTAGTACTGTTAGTTCAACAGTGTCCGCCTCACATACGTTGTTCCTTGGCGTAATTTTAATCGTGAAGTTCTTGTTAAGCACGCCGTCTGAAGATTGCAGCGCGGACGTGTAGTCATACGACGTAGTTGTGCCATCTAATATCTCTTCTCTCACCTGCGTGGTACCATCATAAATCTCTAACCGGATCTGGTCATAATCAGGAGTAGGATCCTGTGGCTTTTGCTGACTTGGGAAATGAAACCCCGCCCCATCTCTAGATTGGTTCCTCCAACTAATGCTGACGTCATCGCCCGAAGAAACGCGGTGATTATTACCTTGCTCATTAACCTGGAGATTACAGATTGGCAATGGCCTAAAAGGATTACCCTTGTACGTAAAGGAGTCTGTCTCCGCGTGTTCTGTATCGTCGATTTCCGCTCCAAGGAAGTGATGTCGAGGGGTCATGTCAATATCGAGGGTTTGGTTAGCAAGAGGCGCAAACGTATTTCTATCCGTAGTAACGGGAGAGTTGTAATTCAGATAGAACACGTCAGTTCCAGCAGCATGTGAAGAGATGATTGTCTTGAAGAATCCCCTGATTACTCCTACAAAATGGTATCCACTCTCATCTACACTTACATCTCTAACAGAAATTATCTCGTTATTGATCAGTAATAACAAAGAACCAGCGAACCAACCAGCATCACTAGATCCAAGTAGTGAAAAAGCGACGTCACTAGTAACATCGATCTGATAAGTCCTAGAAGTCTTATGAGTAACAGGAACATCGTGAGTTAGCGTCCCTAAGTAGTTAACCAAAATCTCTGCCGTAGAAAGCTCTAAAGAGTCGTAACTCAAGGTTATCGAGAAACCTTTTAAGTAAGGATTGCTTAAATCAGGTTTACACCAGAAGTAAACACCTCCAATTGGGTTTTCGAGATAACCCCAGGAAATCCAACTACTCTCGAAGTCCTGCGTAACTACTCCTGGACCAACAGAAGGAACGTCTGACATGTCAACAGGTTCTGCTTCAACAAGTTCTATAGCCTCAAGCTCGTAAACGCCCACTCCCTTTCGAACAATTGATGTAACCCTAAATGTACCCGTTACTCCAAACTGGTCAGAATCAATCTCAATGATTTGGTAAGGTTCGATAGACACAGTAGTCGTGAAAGTAGCTTTAATACGGGGGAACGTAACCTCAGTCATCTTACGATCAAGCACTTTCTTTGCAATAGTATCAGAAGCAATAATCCTATAACTAAACTCGTTTAGTTTAAAATTACCTGCAACTGCTTCGGTACCGTGGTCAACCTGATAAATCCAGTTCGTCTCATAATCATTGTGAGGATCAATCCACTCCAGCGAAGCTGCACAATGAACTGCGGTCCAAAGATTCCCCTCGAGTGACAAGTTGTCAATGTCATCATCAGTTAAAGTCAACGTTGCAGCCCCTGTATTTCTAATTACCTTAACGCAAATTTTGTTTTGATACCAATAAAGCTTGGCCCCGCACCAATCTAAGATCTCTCTTATTACCTGTCCTAGGTCGGCTGAAGTTGAAACTACATATGAACCTCCAATTCCCTCCGACGCAAGAACATTACCTGCCTCTATAAACGAATCTTTATCGACCAAACTTTCCGGGATGTTCAAATACCATCGATTCGTTAGAATGTAGTAAAGGACTTGCATCAAATTAGCGTCATCTCCAACTTTCTTCCCAAGTGAAGTCAAGGGCTGAACGAACCTTTTCAACTCACATTGTGGGTGGATAGGAGATGGAGATTGTCCTAAACAAATATTTAGTGTAGCGTACGCCACATTGCGATAGTTCAATAGGTCGGAACTGTCATGAAGAGCGGTGTCGTGAGAATGTCGAGTTTGCGTAGACGTACCATAGTACCAATAGCCCCCGAGGTACTTACCTCGTTCACTCTGATCGCACCCCGAAGAAGGGTGATCTACATCCACTCGAGTGGACTCAAGGATTAGCTTCGTAAACTCATCGACCGGGCCTATAGAAAAGGCCCAACGAGCAACCATCACGTAGGTGTAATAGGTAATTTCTGCCTTAGCCTTACCAGAACCTACCTTCTTCTTATGTTCAACCTCTTGAAATGACCGCTTGAAACGACCATATGCCTCTACTTTAGGAACCATATCAATCATTACGCCAGCAACCTGGCCCCTTCCAAAAACAGAGGGAATCGCCAGCCCAACTCGGTTGCGAGGAATCTTTACTTCATTAGCACTTTGGTCGCCCGGACTGTCCTCAGTCTTAGGTGGCCCCGCCAAAAAGTAGCTCGCGAGAAACAACGCCGCATAAATTGCTAGAGTTGCAAAGACCGCCATTTCCTAAACGAAAATCCTCCCCACGAGATTGCAAAGTCAAACTTAAACACAGGTGTGATAGTAACACACTCTTTCGGGAAAGATGTAATAAACTGACCTCCTACAAACAGAGCACTCTCAACGTCAAAATTTCTTCCTATAATTCTTAACACCCAGTCCCCACACTTCAAGTCTGCTGGGTTAGTTGTTTCAACAAGTCGTCCACCACTCCCTTCCTGAATAAACGTTTTGAATTTATGTACACCCTCTTTCCTTAGAATCCTAAGTACCGTTGTAGTATGAATTACTTTGAACTGATCCTCCGAAATCAAACCACTCTCTTGTGCTATACGTAATGAGACTCCAAAGCAGTCAATTCCCTTAAGAGAAGTACCCCCGAGCTTGAAAGGGGTATTAACCCACTTCTGTGCTAACTGATAATAATAACAATTCTCACACTTCACAAGGACACCTAAAATTGACTTTAGAAATTTTGTAGTCAAATTCAAAGTTAGCAACCCACTGAACTCCGGTTACAGGTCTAGCAACGAGAAACTTATCGGACACATAGACTGCGGCGAACATCTCTCTATAGCGCCCAATGTCTCGCACCACAATATCTCCGCACTTCACACTTTTATCTCCAGTTACCACCATGTAATTGTCACCAAAAGTATGCGCCAGTTGCCGTAAGAACTCTTGATGGTTTTGACGAAATAGTTTGAGCATTCGCGCGCTGTAAATATCTAGAAACGTTTCCTTAGGAAGTAGACCTACATCTACCAAGATCGAAAGAGGCGCACTCACACAATCAGCCCCCCTACCTTTAACACAATCCCTGAGTTTAAATGGGGTACCAATCCATTCATTAGCCTTCTCAAAGAGTACGCAATTGTAGCACTTACTTCTTTCCACCAGACGCAGTCTTTCCCTGTCTTCCTCTTAAAGTCGCACTCTCTGTAGGAGTATGAGGAAAACCTAAGTAGTTATCCAAATTGTTAAACTTGTCTCTACAAGTTGCAATCGATTTATCACACCCGGCGTAAACAGTAACAACATCTCCTACAGACAGATCACGAGTAGCAAACCTCACCACCACAGAACCCGCATCATTAAAAACTATACTCCTAACTTCCGTTGGCGCAACTAACTTCCCATATTTCAGAAAATTATTTGGAACGGGGTCTGGGAAGTTTGAACCCCGAGTAGTATAGTTAATCGAGATAGTTCTCCCACTAATACCAGCTACTATTCCAGAAGCAGAATAAGAATCCCATGCGACTCCACATTCGTCTAAAGTTCGAATACATCCTAGAGAAAGGCGGACACGATTCGCTGACCTAAGACCTAACGACACCATACTCTCAACTTCGAGTTCGACAAAGTGGAGGTCGATTTTAAACTTAGTGACATTACCTTGATAAAACTCTGACCAAGTTGCCGTATCCACATCAATCTCAACAGCGCGAACTGTCACAGAACCAACTCGATTTACAAGGTAACTTGAGAGATCGGGTACTTTATCCCGTAAAATTTTAATAGTAAACGCTTCTTTCCGATCTACGCCAGAAAGCTCGTATGAAATATCAGACGTGATAAGAGGTTCCCAGGTAATAGAGTCATTGGTCGTAAACGGGAAGTTAGTCGCAATTAAATAGTCTGTATGCATGCCATAAACGAGAATTACGCCGTCAAACTTCAACGAGGGCCTCCTTCAAATAGGACTCTATCTCTTCAAAAAATACTTCAGGATTAAAATCTTGGCACTTCAAACCAAAGGGACACACAAAATTGTCAGGAACTCCTGGCCAAGGACGGCGGCATGGGTACAAATCGCAGCGGTTAGGTGACTGAACTGAAATGTGCAGAGGATAGGACAACTGTCTCGGGTCCGTAGACGTAAAGATAAAGAAACCTCTCTTCCCCAGTGCAGCCCCGGCGTGGCAAAGCCAACTATCCACACCCACTAGAGCGTCCGCTTCTGACACAAGAGAGATGGAAAACCTTAAGTTCAAATCAGGATGCTCAAATCCAGGTAGCGAGGGTTGGGACAAACCGCGCAGTACGAGTACAGTACCAAAATCGCTCAAGAACCGGGCTAACTTCAGCGCTTGATCTTTACTCAAAGAGCGTTGACCTGAAGAGAGGGGGCTGGATACGTCGGTAGAAGCTCCAAAAGGTTGGAATAAAATAACAGGGCGCCCTTTCCGATCGAGATAGGCCCGTGCATCCTTCTTCTCTTTATCAGTTAAGTAAAGCTTCGGGGCAGCGCCCTGCACAAGCTTAACATCACAGGATCTAAATATTGCCTCAATCAGAGTAATCTTCCCTTGACGGTAATCCGCAACGTAGTAGGGTTCAACTTTCCTTATATCAAACTCACTCAGCACCCTAAAGTTGGAAGAAGGCCACGGCACACACTCCTCCACATAAGGACTATTCTCAAAGGCAACAGGGAACGAACATAAAATGGTTGGTTTAGAGTCGAGGTAAGGGAGCACTGCAGTAAAAGCAATATTCTTCCCTAACCCCCCAGTGAGCTCAAGTGCTATTTTAGTCATACGCTTCCTCCCAAGTAACAGTTACGAAACAGCCATCGCCCTTGAAATCAAACTCGATGGTATCCTCTGTTAAGTAAGCGTCAATCTTAAAGTGGAGTGGGGTACCCTTCGGTGTGTCTAACGACAAATTATCTTGAAGGGTAACTACACAATGATCCTCAGCAGTAACTACGCCCGTAACGGTCGTGTGAACTATAGTAGATCCATAATCAATCACCACCTTCTTGTAAGCACTCCAAATCTCAGAGTAAGTCCGAGGTATGATCTTTAGCGAAGCAGAACCTTGATAAGCGTCTTCGTAAACGCGTAATTCACTCAACCAAGTGATTATATTGACTTTCTGATAGCGCCCTTTTGCGTATAAAAACAAGTCTTTGAAATCCCTCCAAGCAGTTCCAAAGAACTGGTAACTATGCGTTACAACAATTTTATCACGCAGACGAGAGCTCAAAGGATTTTTAATGGACGGGACGCCAACTTCAAGACCCTTAACATCCCTACTATCAACTACAGACCCTTCAACAAGCACCGTTCTTGGCCGTTTGTACCACTGCGAAGTAGTACCTGTCAATGCGTTACAGCCCTCAGGGATTATTTCATCTACGTCAATCTCAAGGTTGTAAACATTATGTTTCACTAAAGAACGAGTCCGTCGCACGTGGCCGTACCCCGTAAAACTGGGGTACACCCAGGTATCGTTCACATCATAATCATACTGAAGCTGGCCAGCAAACTTAAGTGTTTTCGAGGCTGCGTCAATTTCGGTGATCTGGCCCGCTTCTAAATGACGCGAGCTACACAAAACAGCAGAATACCCTACCTCAAAGTCTGTGACATCTTCTACCACTATCTGGGTATCATGTTGGTGCGCGTTGCTCACTAATCGTACTCTAAGAGGAAACTCAGGCACTACTACTAAATAACGAGCCGCATTGATAGCATCATAATCAAGATCATATGCAACCTCATCAACAGCTCCCAAGTGCAACGAAGACGAGCGGGTAGGGTAATAAAGTTTAGGAATACGGGTGGGCTTGCTTGCTAAGTTGTGAACCAATTCTGTTTCGAACTTGAACTTTATCTTCTGAAAAGTATGAGGTGTATTCCATTGATCATACTTTCTCGGTTTCAAGAGGACTATAGCGAACGTAGCAGAAACATAACAAATGGCGTCTCCTACTGTATCAAAATGGAAGTAGATGGGCGCGTCTACTACTCTCACTGCCCCCACCTGTGCCACATTCACAAGACCGTCCATCTCAGCCCCGGGAGCCATAGTGTGAGGCAAAGGCTCAGGAAGAGTTACCGAAAACGTAGGATCCGAAGAAGAAACAGATTGTAAATCGTGAGAGGTGTCTTCATAACGATGTAAAATGTGAATTAACCGAGACGAACCTACCTTAGTAAATCCGAAATCAATTTTTGTAGGGACAACGTAAACTCTGTTCCAGAAGAAATTCTTTGGTTTGTCCTCAATTGTTTTACCTGCGTAAGATGAGGGAGTTCGTGAGTACGGTGTCCCTACTATTACACCCCAATAATACCGTTGGGGGGAGAAAAACGTGTCGTAACGACGATCCTTCGAAATACGTGAATAGTTAATACCCTCCTGCCCTTTAGATACGGGTTCACCGCAAGAATAAGGCCACCACCACCATGGACGTTCGCGAGTAGAAGGAGGAACGAGCCGGTAATCACCTTCAGGGCCGTCCCAATGTTGAATCAAATGAGGGACCACGAGCTGATAGGATCGAACTTGGTTGGCTATTAAAGTTAACGCATCAGCAAATACTTTGTTCTTGACTTTAGTAATATCACCTCCCCAAATTCTAAAGAACATATAAAAGGTAGAAGTAAGGTAATGTTTAGAATTGTAGGCAATCTCGTAAAGGCGATTTCGAATACAAGAAATAGCCTGATACCAGGTAGGGCCGACAAGTTGCTCTTCGTCTCCTGCAGTAGAGAAAGAAGGTTCGGGAGACACATATTTACGGACTCTGATCTCATCCAGCCAGCCCTCCCACTGACCCGCTCCAAATGCCACCCTGCCTGCATCAGATAAATCAGAGTCTGTAGTCGATAAAACCTCTGAACCGTCAACAAAGAATTTTATATTGTTTTCATATATTGCTAGAGCTAGTATAGTTTCAGTATTCATTGGAATGTAATTATTTGACGGGGGTGTAGCAATGTCACTCTCGGTACTAGCAACCCACTTACGTATTATTGGTGATGTATAACTACAATAAGAACCTGTCCCCCCAGTCTCACTATACTGTTGTGCTGCCTTTTGGCCTGTGTACATATTGTTGTCATCTTGATACCGTCCTACTACAGTACCCGTAGCACCATACGGGTAGCCTCCTGAAACAAGAAACTTAGCCTGGGCATGAAAATTTCTGATGGTAAAATTTTTCGGGGAATAAACCGTTTCAAGGTTATCACCAGTGTTAATGTTTACTCTCTGATTAACTACATCATAAGTTCCTGCTGTTTTATCATCAGTACCGTCGCCGAAGTGAAACACCGAAATCAGATCATAGTTTGAAAGTGAGTCAATGCTAAAATCGTCAAAGAACTCAAACGTATTTTTCCCGTTGCTTACATTACCTGTCCCAGGGTTGCCATAATAACAGTAAATATTCACATCCGAATCTAAGTTGTCGTTTATCTTAACCCAACAATAAGCTACTCTATTGGGTGCCTCACCTTCTACCTTCTCAACCCAGAAGTTTAAAAAAGTAGAACCATCGTTATCTACAAAACGAAGGTCTCCTGAATCATTGGTTCCTGAAGGGAACTTGGCAGAATGCCCTTCAACATGGAAATCACAGTTACTAGCTCCAGAACTTTCTCCTACTTTTAAAAGGACTTGATAACCTGTTCCGGCTCCTGGAGAACCAGAAATAGTAATTTTCTTTCTATAACTCCACGCCGTTACATGCTCACAAACAGTTATCAAACTATTAAATAAAGAATAATAAGTCGCCTTGATCCAAGCATCGGAACGAGCCACGTTGGAAATTCTTACTTCGTCTATCAAACCATCTGCAAAAGAGATGGGCGTAGCTTGAGGAGAACACGCAATTACAGCAGTAGAAAGAGACTGTGGCAACCACGTACCTCCCGTAGCTGCTGTTACATTAGCGTCGTTTATAAAAACAGCAGCATTGGACGTGGTAATAGAGTCTCCAGAAGAACCCGAAAACTTGCCAGCTACGTACTGATAAACATCCCAGGCAAAATCACCAGAATCTGAATCACAGTAGTTACCTTGCGTGTCTGCAAGGCGTACTCTACCACTTGAATTCACCCACAATGTATATTGCAGACGCCCTTCAAAAAAAGCTTGACTCCCGCCTGTAGAAGATAACTTCACAACTGACTCTATTGTAAGAGGACCAGTAATATCCAAGCTGCCGTCGCTCCCACAATCCACATAGTCGTCACTTCCGTCGAAGTCCAGAGCCTTTCCTACCCCCCCATCAACTAAATCATCTGAAGTCATACTTCCATGAGGAGTACCGTCATTATTGTTGCTGGTGCTATCTTTAATACATCCATTGCCTCCTGTGGGATTTTGAGATAAATGGTAAACCGCTTTAAAGTTGTCATCCCAAACATTTGCAGCAACAGAATCTCCAGGATCTCCAACGTAAGTTGTGTTGTCTGCAACAGACGCGTCGTAGTAAAGATAAAAATAAGTATCTGAAGATGACGAAATAGTCCAAGACGACCTAGAAATATGGAGAACTGCCTGTTTATTCGCTGAGTCCCATACTTCAACTTCTACATAAAGTTGAGTAGTACCATCATCAGAAGTAACTGCAATCTTCTTATAGTTAGAACCCAGTTCATTAAAGACTGCATCAGCATTATCTTCAGTCAAGAAGAGGGTAATAGGGAAGTGAGTAAGATCAGAGTCAATCTTTGCATGATCAATCTTGAACCTGATTCTGTGTGAATATTCTGGGAGCCAGCCCATTTACTTCCTCTCCTTAAGTTATAATCGCAGTAGCCCACTAGGAGTGTAAGACTCGAGAATTGGAGTAGTCGTCTTAAGAGTCATCTGGGTCCCCTTAAGCATAGATCACAATAAAGGGCACCTCATTCGAGAAACAAGGCGCAGCGCCCGCAGGGATAACTTCTTTAGCCCAAGCAGGCTTCGAAGACGGGTGAGTTTTAAACGAGACAGAATCTCCAGACTGCCATGAACCTCCCCAACCGGAGGCGTAGAGTGTGAAATAGGTGCCCCCCACAGGATTACTGGGCGAAAAATCGTTGTTAATATCTCCTGTTCCAACAGTTCCCGTAGTTAAACCTACACACGTAAACGCAGAGGAACTATAAAACGTCAAAGTCCAAACATCTTCAACCGTCCCCACATTATACACACTAGGAGGGTAATTCACTTCATCATAAGTCCCTGAAGAGCTAGACTCCAACCAATCAGAGTAACTAGGGGCAATACTACCCAACGGAAGTAAGTGGCACAAACGAGAACCCGTATCGTACGAGTGGTTAGTACCATTACTCAAAGTAACGGTTACACTCAGTCCGGAACTGGTAACAGCGGCCACAGTATGCAGTTCATTATCAGTCGCACTAGCCAAAAGAACGGTATCGTTCACTTCAATATCAGGGACATCACCATCAAAAGACGCAACTACAACTGTAGCCCCAGAGGCAACGGGTTGGGTAATCCTACCAGTACCATACCACTTGTGCGAAGGAAGTGCGAGTAAACTTCCTTGAGTCTGAGCAACAGTTGCTGCGTGAAGTCTAAAATAATCTCCTGCAGGGCTCCTGTCAAAGATTCCTACGTACGAACTAGAGATAGTTTGAGCAGTTGCGTGAACGAAGAACTTTCGATAACGAACGTACCCAGAAGCACGTTCGGAGGGCGAGACATCTGGAAAAAGGTTCTCATATTGTCCTGAGAAAATCTCGGACGAGCAATCTTCATAACCTCCGTTGAACTCCGAATCGTTAACAATTTTTGACTTATAGAGTTTAATCACACCCATGCTCAATTAACTCCTAAGCGAGTCTAATTGCAAACCATCTTGAGAGATTCAGATCTACTGTACCAGGGAATACTTTGTACGAAGCCGAGTTAATTGTAACTTCGTCCTCCGGATCCAGCCCAACAGCTCGAGATAACTTATAAACCCACTTAATTTCGCCGCGTATACCTGTCTCATCGGCGATCATAAAAGGGGCAATAGCTTTCTCGTTGTTAGGCAGTTCCATTGCGTGGATAAACATATTAGCGGTAAAGATTTTCTTTTTTCTTTCAGGATGTTCATGTCGCATAGTATCTCCTGTACCAGGATCCACGGGGTAGTAACCAAAATCCGAATGCCAAGTATCCTGATTGTACCACAAGTAATCTCTACAGTAATCCCCATGTCGGTAAGAACTGATTCCTCTGAACCGCGAAGAGTCGTTCCAGTCATAGTCATAAGGGTAATTGTATCCGCCACTGAAAGTTCCAAACGCATAAAGAGGGTAAGGATCAAAATACCGTGACCAATAACGTCGTAAGAGGCCAACACAAAAGTGGGGGTAAATAGTAACACACCTAACTACACCGAAACAACTATCTTTATCTCCACAAAACCACACGTGATCGTAATTTGTGTCCTGAAGTAGTACGGTGGGCAACCACCTATAAACACCGTGGGACTTCTCCGTATTTAGAGAACCTAAACTACTAAAGCCGTAAGCACTGTCGAACCCTGTATAAGCGTTTACTTGAATGCCGCAACGAATATTAGTACGATAATACCAACTAAATCCAACGTAAATATCTTCTTGCTCTGATTCGCCGCTAGAATAAAGGATAGTATAATCTCTTCCGTAACTACCTCCAGTAGTTCCAGTTTTCTTGACTTCCCACCCTAACGTACTTGTCATAAAGTCAATCAAGGCGTTGTATAACGCTTGAGGCCCGTTTATATCAGTTAAGTGTTCTATATGATATGCCATTATTCGTAATCCCTTATTGCTATTGAAACGGAGTCTTCTCCATAAGTACTTACAAAAACCAAGTAAGGGTCGCCCCCAACGTAAATAGTAGACTCAGACGGTACATTACCATAAAAGTATGAATAGTAAACATATTTCAACTCACCGAGTAGGTCAATCTCTGGGCTCCCGACATAAATAGGAAATAAAACGTGCCCTTGAGACCGGGTCGAATACGATTGGCAATAGAAGTAAGTAACCAACCACCAACAAGAATTAGTATGGCTTAGAAATTCACAGTTATTATAACTATCTACACAATTAGTTACAAAGCGGCGAAACCACTCAGTATTTCCGCAATTTCGAAGCCAGGAACCACAGCAACCGAAAAAGGCGTCATAACCTTCACCACTCCCCAGATTCCGGCGATACGGGATTGCAAGCTGACGATCACGCCAACAAACGCTAGTACAGCCAAATCTAAGATAGGGGTCGAAGGTTAAAGAACCAAGAACTACTAATGGTAAAGGGTAATCACTCCAGTACGAATTAATCAACCCCACGTAAGCTGATAAATATTTAGAACCAATTCTAAACAAAAGAAATGCAAAATCCTTATCCCCAATAAACCAATACGCCATCGACGTCCCATCATCAACAGCGCTTAAGATAGGATACCTTACAAACTGGCAGCAACAACAGTCTGGAGTTCCAAAACCCCCCGGCTGACTATCGAAATCCTCCGACGTGTTTATATCTGTACAAGCTGTAAACTGAAAGCCGCACAAAGTGCTACTGCGCCGGAAAGATCTAACACCAATGTAAATGTCTTTATTTCCAGCCTCTCCTGTACTATGATAAAAGTAGTAAGCACTCCCCATTTGAGTTCCTGAGTGAACTTGTGTCCATCCGAGAGAGCCAACAAAGAAAGTCCTAATTCGAGCAAATAAATCCGACAGCGAAGATACAGTTCCAGACGTTTTTCTAAAAGCCATTAGCTAGTCCTCCTCGCGATTCTCTCACCTACATTGTTCGCAACAACCCTGCCATAAGTGGGAGAGCTATAATACTTATTAAGCTCCTTCTCATCGAAAATAGTCACAACCGTTACCTTCGGTTCCTGCGTTTGTTGTTGCATCGGCGTAACCAAGCCTCCCGCTTGGTAATGAAAAGGTGTTATCGTCGGAGGTACAACACCTTTACGTAGCGCGTCAAAGAACGAAACTCCTATTTTTTCTACCACAGGCCTTGGAACAACATATTCTCCTGGTTCTAGTAAAGCGGGGACGCTATCTCCACGTCCTTGCCCAGGTACCGGGCCGCCGGCCTGCCTCCTTAAAGGAACCAAACCCCCACGTCTCATCATAGGAACTCGAATTCCCATCGCCTGCAGCGCCATCATAGCTAGTTTAAATTCTAACAACTGTAGCATTGCCTGAGCAAGACCTGCCGTAAAGCTTCTCAAAATTTCCTGCCAGTTCATCTGAAATCGCTTTCCGTATACTATAGAATCAATTATTGCCCTGTTCAACTCATCAAACGCGCTCGCAGCGGTCCTCGCAACAGCCTCTTGAGTCATTTGTCCGAGGGCGCCAAAGAACCCGCCCATTTCCTCGATCTTCGCCCCAATCTCAGCATAGTTCTTCAAGATTCCTTGCATTGCACTCTCGCCAATAGTCCTCAAGCCATTAGCAAAAGCTTCAACTTCATCCTTATTGCGCGACCAAGCGCGTGTTTGTTCGGCCAGCTTAGCGTCCACGAACTTCGTAAAAGTATCAACTCGTCTACGAGCCAACTCAGTTAACTCTGTGTAACCTGTAATAGTCCTTGTTATGTCCTCCAGTGCTTGTTTCTGCGATTCACTCAGTACCACACCCGCTCGTCGGTACTGTTGAATCAGATCTTGTACAGCAATGTTAGCGAGCTCGGACACATTCTCATGAAGTTGCTGAGTGGAAAATACCAAAGAGGAACTCAACTCCAAATTCTTACGGCGGCTTTCTCGCAAACGTTCCTCAGCATCAGTCAATGTGTTTAACTGGGAAACCAGTATTGAAACGATCCTAGCATAATCTTGAGTCTTCGCGATCATGTCAGCAGTTTGCACTTTCCCTTTAGCTAAAGCCTGAACTTGCGCGTTTAAATGAGGGAGTACGCTACTAAGGGCGGTACGTACTTGCTCTTCCAAACTCGTGATTTTACTCAACCCCTCACTATAAGCCGAAGAAGAACTCTTAGCTTCATACATCGCCGAAGCGCTGTCTAACACGCTTTGTATAACAGGAGCGAGGTTAGCATCAAGCTCACGGACTCTGTCAACCAACCCCCTAAATCCAAAGATAGCGTTCAGGAGAGCGGGTTTGAGGTAATCATTCGCTGAAATGAAATCCTTAGTCTTCCCTTGTAAGCTCTCAAATACATTAGCTAAGCTTGACCCCCATTGGGGGACATCAACTCTGGTCAGCTCGAGTAACTTCTCAACTAGAGAGGTAACTTCTTGAGCGGTCTCTTTTGAAACATTGTTGTAATCAACTTGATGTGCGCTTAAAAGGGCGAGATAAGAAGCCAGTTCACTCACAGTAACCGTAGAGGAATCAAAGGCGAGGGCCGAAATCCCTGTCTGCTTTGCTAGGTCACGAGAACGATTAACCAAATCAGCGATCAGATTCGAGTAATTCCCAAAAGTAGTATAAACAGGGTGAATTACTTTCTCGAGTTCTTTAATCCGCCTCGCACTTTGGATCGTCATAGCCGCATACTCACGCTGTTGAGATGTAGCACGAGACAGAGCTTCTAAGAGGGTTTCCTTAATAGCCCTACTTAACAAGTCGGTACGACCTTGTAATTGCACCAGAGCCTGTCTAACGGCTGTAGTAGTTGAAATAGCCCCTTTCTCGTAATCATCAAAGGCTTTGAGAGAAAGTCCTGCTCTGCTATACTGCTCGATACTTTGTTGTAAAGCCTCGCTAAGATACTGTTCTGCTTGGGCTCTCTTTTCTCTTGTAGTCAACCCCTGTAACGTAAGGGCGTTTAACCGAGAATGGAGGTTAAACTCAGACTTCCAAAGGTCAAGTAGAAGTTTCCGAAGCTTCAGAGTTTCCGTTGTTACCTTATTCTGCGCCTTCAAAGTAGCGAGTCGTGCTTTTATACGAGCCGATAAAGTTACATGAACTTGAGACTCACTCTCATAAGACTTTATCAAGTTATCAACGGTTCGAATCTGTGCTTCCAAGTAAGCATTCAGGAGCTGTCTCCCCTTTGCGTCCTTAACAAGAGTGGCAAATTCGTCGTTCTGGGACTTCTGAATTGTTTCAAGATAGTTCCGGTACACTTTAAGAGAGTCTATATTACCATTGATAGCTTCTTCGTAGCGACGAGCACCTACTTCGGAGATCTTCGCTAAAGCGAGCTGTACACGGGCGGCAGTTTCGGCCGAGACTGTTACATCTTTAGAATACACATTCGCGAACTGACCCAGTCCCTCAGTTGTATCGGAAATCGATTTATGTAAGTAAGTCAAAATTGCTTGGTGCCTTTGTAATTCGTCATTCACAGCACGTTGGGCAGCGGAGACTTTGAAGGAAGTCTCGATTAATTTTTCATCAATTTTGACCTTCCCTTTGGTCCTCTCCATTACCTTAGTTAGTATACCAGCTTGCTTCTCATAAGACTTAGCTTCTGCTACCAACGCGGCCCGTAGTGAAGGGCTAGCTTTAGAGGCCATATCACGAAGTATACCTGCTAACGAGTTGTACGCTTCTGCGGTTGTCTTAATCCCACTTAAGTTTCCCTGTGTAATCTGATTTAAGCCTTGCCAAATCCGTGAAATAGCTTGCCCAGTTTTGAGAGTAACTACTTGTCCAGTCGAAACGTCGCCAATAGCTTTAGTGTACTTTGAGTACAAACTTACCAACGTTTTAGTTTCCTTAATCTGGGCTCCTGTAATTTCAAACTGCTTCTTCAAATTCTCTGCAAGAGCGGAACGCGCCTTCGAAAGCTCCTGAACCGCTTCGGTACTTCTCCTATGTAAAGCCTCTGCATCTTCTAACTGCTTACCCTCAGTCGTCCTACCTTTCTCAATCTCATCTTGAACTTCGAGGAACTCTTGGTAGGCATCTCGATACTCCTGAATAGCGTTAACAACTCGCTCCAACGACTTAGCAGACGAAAGGTTCAGTCCCAGTTCCTCTTGTCGTCTCTTCATTCCTTCAGCAAGTTCCTTTCGCAACCGCGCAGTACGATCGATGTTAGTCTGTAGTACCTTGTTCAGCCCAATTATAGCTCGAGCATTATCTGCAGACCGTTCTCCAAACTTGATCAAAGTCTCGCCAGCACTGTCAAGTTTCTTGTTCAAGGAGTCAACAGACTTACCCCAAATACCGAACCACTTCCCCACATTAAAGACGGACTTCCCGAGTAAATAGAAAGGTCCTGTTAAGCGGAGAAGAACGCCCCTGTACTTAATAATCAATCCCAGTGCATACGAAATAACACCTGCAGTCCCAGCGATTCCCGTCGCAAACAGCTTAACGGGGCCAGTAACAATCTGTACAATGATTTTTCCTAACCAACCCAAAACTTTCCCTAGTGCAGAAACCGCGGCCCGAAAAGTTTCGGACTCCCCAAAAGTTTCCTTAAAAGCCGGGATAAGCGCTTCTTTGAAGGCTTTATACACCGCGGGAATGACGATCAAAATAATCCCAAAAATCTTGGCAAAGCCTTTGAATATGTTAATGAGTTTTAACACGGCACCTTTAACTTTTGTAACGACACCTAAGAAAGTGTACCATACTTTAGACAAACCCCCGGCCGCCCCAGTAAACGTAATTATGGTATTAGCCCACTCCCGTTGAGCTCCGGCGACGTCATGAGTAATTAAGTACAAATCTCGAACCTGTTTAGCGTGCTTCTGTACCATAGGAGTTACCTTCTTCGCCAGCACCAACCCTTCGGCCATAAAAGTCGCTTGCATCAACTTACTAGCAGCCAGAGCTTTCCTAATCACACCCCTTTCTGGAACCATAGCAGATGCTAGAGCTGGGCCAAAAATGGCCTTGGGAACTTTAGTCGCCATTAATGTGGAGATCGCAGTTCTTAACTCTACAACAAGGCCTTTAACAGCCTTGGCACCGTTTTTGAAGAAGTTTACAAAGGTAGTACCAATGTAAACGCTTAACCTCTTGAGAACTTTGCTTAGTGACGAGGCAGTAAAACTAGTTTTGACCATACCATCTCTCATCACGAATAGAGGAGCAAGAGCTGTTCTCTGAGTCATCCCAAAGACGTCAAAGGCTGCGTTTAGTGCTGTTAACGCCTTTTCAACTAAATGTACAGTCTCAATCAATACAAACAACTGCGCTCCGAGTTTTACAAAACGTCCTAGCAAATCAAGTGAGGCGGCACCAGCGGCCTTCATCGTAGTGATAAAACCTCCAATCCCGGGCTGAGCCATGACCTCGTTAATTCGGGTCAAAATTTTGTAATAAGCATTCAAAATAGGAGTTACATAATTTCCAGTTTGGGCCGCGAGAAGTTCTTGAGAAACGCGATAACGTCTCAGAATACCATACCCTGTTTCCATCAACCTATTGTTAACACCCTGTAAGTAACTCAACTCCTGTATAAGAGCGAGCATCCTCGCTTTTTGTTTGACGGACTTTCCAGTTTCGGTGCCTTCTTTCCGGAGTTGTTCTTCGTAAAACTTAGTCTTCTCTCTGAGGTGGTCTATGTTAATGCCCAAAATCATGGCTGAATTAGTTAACCCAGCCAACGCACCGTGGACATGTTGCAAGGTCTCGAACACATCTTTGCCCAAGAAACTCGAAACGTCTGTCATCAAAGAAATGAATCGCTTCGTCTCCTTTTGGTTCAACTTATACAAAGCCGCAAAATCCAACAGAGCACCGGTAACCCGGCGCATCTCTGAAACGTTTTTACCTGCAGAAAGAGCAAGTCTGTCGGACCACTGGAGCCAATCTTTTGCACTCATAGAAGCATCGCCGGTCAACTCAGCATACCTCCGAACCGCTCGGTTCAAATCAACCTGCGTGCGAATCATCTCAGAACTGACTCTATACGATTCGGAGAAGTGCTCGAGCATGGCTTCACCAAAGTAAGAGAGCTTCTCACCCAAGAGCTCGAATCCGTGAGCTAGACTAACATTAAACTTGAATATCATAAGGTAGTGAAAGGTGACTTCCCCAAGTGCCTTGATCAATCTAGGAAGCGCGGCCGTTTGTATGTTAATCTTACCGGTCAACTCTGAGAAACCGCGAGTAACTCTGCGTAATCGGTCGTTGACTCCAGGTAATGTCTTATCCAAATGGGACATTACCATAGACCACGACCGCGAAAACGAGGACACAGAAGCGAGGGAGTACCCCAACGTAGTTAGTGTAGAGCCTAACTTCTTAGTCAAGGGAAAGAAACGCAACAGTTTCCCGGAAAGAATGGTCAAACTCCCCATCATCGCCACAAAAGGTTTAGATAACTTCGCGCCTATAGAAACGGCCTCACCACCTAGGGATTCGTTAATACGAGCCCCGAGCTGCAAGATCTTGTCTCGCACCTTATCCAATACAGTACCTAAAAACGCAAAACTAGCGGTCAGTCCTATCTTGCCGGCTAACTTAGACTTCACCACACTCCCGATCTGGGCTACACGATCACGTAGGGAATAAGCAAGTCGGAGTAAGCCTTTCCAGAGGTCGGCTACGACACGAAGTCCAGACACAAACTTAGTAGAGATAACATCCGCGACATCAACGATTATCACTTTAAGCCTGGTAAAAACTTCGGTTAGCTTAGTAAAGGCGTCTGGAATTCTCAGTCTAACAAACAGACGAGAAAGAGCTTCCCTTACTGGAGTAAGAGAATCGCTCAACTTCAAAAACAAGCGCGTTACCGTAGCAACAGCAGGAGTCAAGAACTCAACTAACCTAGTAGCTGCCCTTACAGCATAAACAGCAATAGAAACGAACGCAGACTTACCAACTTCTGCAACGTGCGTAAACTGAGAAGCTATCCAAGTAAAAGGTCCCCTGCGAAACTCGGTGAACAACACTCTGAGCGCATCTCGCACAGAATTTAAAGACTGTTTCATTGCGGCAGTAGCAGGGATTGATCCTTTTGCCCAAGTAATCCAAGCAGAAGTTGTAGTGGAAAGTATATGAACGGTTTGCGTCAAAACGGTACCAAGGAAGCGATGCTGTACTGCAAATGAGGTGACTGCTCGAGCAGCGCTTTGGGCTGAGCGCGTATAAAGTACGTACAACTTATTCGCTAAGCTCATCGAGATCTTTTTAGAGTTAATCGCTGCAGTTACCAACCCAGCTGCAGAGGCAATAGCAATAAACGCAGTCCTTAACGTGAGAACAGAGGAGGCGTACTGTGAAGTGGCCTTCGAAGCACTTTGGGTGGACTTAACAGAAGCTTGGGTACTCCGGGCGGTATTACGAATCGACTCAACTAATTGTCGTTGACTTTCAGCGAGCTTACGTACAGTTTCAGAAAGGGTTTGGACAGACTCAGCGGTTTTCGCGACTTGGGTACGGAGTTTTTCTAACTCCTCCTTATTCTCAACACCTATTTCTACTATATACTCTTCGGCCATATTCTTTACCCACCAACCACCTCAAAATCGACTCCAATATCTCGCACTTTCTTCAACAAGGTACGTGGATCATCACTATCTGGCCGAACGTAATCATCACGAAGTTCTGCGCCTACTAGAGAAGCATAGAAACGATACTGAGCGTGGAGTCGTTCTCTCGCTTCTTCTAGTAAACCCTCAATCGTGGGCCTTGTCAAGGCGAAAACCTGGTCAGGAGTCCATCCATACTGAGAGCACAAGAAGTCGACTACCTGCGCTATGGTCTTCTCTATGGGGTCTCCCCCGCCTCTTCTGCCAACTTCGTTACCGCGTTGGTTAGTCCGAGATTTAGCTTTCCGAAAATGTGAAGCGACAAAGGGACGATAAACTCTACCATATCCTTTGAGGTCAGATTATTTTCAACCCACTTCTTGTCTTTGTTGAAAATAATCGATGCAATCTCAGACACGTCATTAGCAAAGGCGGTCATGAACGCGTAGACTTGGGACTCATCGAACTGAGGATTGCCTTCTGCATCAGTACTAACGGAAAGCTTAGAAAAGACCTTAGTTAGAATGTTGTAGAGCCTAAGTTCCTTCCCCCAAGTAAGCGGAGGAATCTCAACCGTGTTCCCATTGCTTAAGGTAACTTCACGAGCTCCTTCAATGTACTCTTCAAAAGCTTTCATAATAAATGCACCTCCTGGGGCGTCTAAATTGTACTAACTAAGTTAACCTAAAATTAGGAGAAGTCACCGATTAACCTAATTCGGCACAACCTTCCCCTCTCATCCAAGGTAGTGCCATCCCAAGCAGTATCGGCATCCAGAGCAACGAACGAGTAAGGGAATTCGTGTGGATCGTTCCCAAACTCGATCGAGAGTTCTCCTGCGGACTGAGCTCTCCAAATATCAATTTCCACAGTTCCTCCAGCAGGCATCTGGTGAACGAACTTCAGCGACGCTTCAGTAACTTCCATATCTCCGCCGAAATCCATCGTCTTCTCATTTCCCGAAGTTTGAATGATACCACAACCAATAGCATACCTCAAATTCTCAAGATTCCATTCATGACCAACAACATCTAGTTTAACTGTCTCAGTAACAACCCACTGTTTGATCAACTTCTCGGGAGAACCCTGTTTAACCTCGAGTTTATCTCGAGTAAATGTTAGAGTTGCTCCAGTCTTAACAGCGCCTATATCAATAGTAGGTGTTTGGCCGGCGCTTCCAATATAAAGCACACCCGCTTTAACCTGTTATTTTTCTTGACCCTTTCGGGCAAGTAGTACAACTACTTCCCTACGTCACCGTAGGGGTCGGACTGTCGTATACACTAACCAGATCCTGAAAGAGGTTAGTGTCCTCTACGCTCAGTCTCTGCAGCCGCAGTTCGCTATTCAACTCTCTTTTGGGTCCCCGTCTTCTCTCGGGCGGATTTAATTCATTAAATTTCGTCCAGAAAAACTGATATAGAACTTCCTTCAAATCTTTCTTCCTCCGCCCAAGAGGCAAAGCTAACGCAATTGTAGCTAACATTCGTTTATCGTCCGGAAGAAACAAATGGACCCTTTCTAAAACACGTTTCGCTTGTCGACCTCTAACTACAACCTCACCTTTCTTCCTTGAAGTTCTGATTCTCTGAAGGGCATCTTTAACGTCTTTATCATTAACCATTACGACTAACTCAGGAAAGTACGACAAGTACCGCCGTTCCTTCGAACCTCCCCAAACGCGTAAAATCATAATCTTCTTAATACACCTCGCAACCTTTTGAGCTAGGTCATCGTCCCACAGAGTCGCGCGAACTGCTTGCTGGGGGTTGACAACGGTAATCCACTTATAAGAGTGAAACGGAATTAGTGGGTCTCCTATGTACTCGAAGAAATCTAGGGCACAATCTTGATGTAACCTAAAAATCGGTCCTGTTGGGGTTTGGACAACCGTCCCATACAAGCCCAACTCTTCAAAGCACCTAACTATCTCTTTCACCTCGGGAACCGCCCAACTATTTAAGCACATAGTCGGGCTATTCTCAATAACAGTACCATCACCACAATAAGCAACGTTCAAAGTAGTAGGCGTCCATCTAAAATCTTTGGGAAGCTTTTTCTTTTTATCATCATACCAACGATAGTGAAGATTCTTCATAACAGGAGCTTTATATCCAACAACTCTGTAAGAGATAAATTTCTTCCCAAATCCAATACGTACTTGTTCTCTAATAGAACAGGAAATAACAGGACGAAGAAGGTTACAAACTTGCTCTGCGTACAAACGCTTGGTCGTCCCCAACTCGAACCTATAGTCACCAGCCTTACAATAAGCAATATGCCCATCACTGAAAATTAATCCATCTAAAATCTCATTTAGCTGAGTGGATACCATTGTGTTTCCCCGTTGATCAGCAGAGGTTTTACGGGCCCAGTGTCACTTAGGCCCGAAACTCAATCTTTTGGTGTTATAAGTTGGTGTGTTCATTTACAATTCTCACCTCCTCAAATTAAGTGTGTACCTCAACAACCTAACTCACTACAAGTACTTCTCCAGTTCGATCACAGCAGGTTCACTCATCTTCATCGCTTTCGCCATAACTTCATTAACTTTACCACACTTACGACACAAACACTTTATCAACGAAGCTCCTCTTATAACATTTACGTAAAAGTATAAGTCCTTATACTTGATACGCAAGATGTCTGTACCATCCAGGTAACCTAGGACGGCCCCACAACTTGAGCACTTCCAAGCACTAGATTGGTTGCTCAATGCCTTGTACCTCGAACTCAACTTTAATTGTTCTAACCATCTCTTCCTTAGGAAGAGACCACGTGACTCTTTTAACACTACCTGAATAGTAGGTATGGGTAGTATTATTTCTTCGCTCCAATTGATCTTGCAACTTATTACCTAACTTCCGGATCAGGCTCGAAGCCACATCTTCACCTATCTCAAAAGATAACTCAACGAGTAACGTTCCAGTACACCGAAAGAAAACCTTCTCTTGACTTGAAACCTCTTCCATTTTCAAGTAAGTAGAAGGAGTAACGCGATCCTCTGGTAAGGAGGAAACTATCACCGGAGCTCTAATCAACCCCAAATTATACGTTTGATCCAAATCCGTCAAAACGGACTCAATCTTACTACTCAAATCCGACTGAACTTCGTGCAAATAAATCATACTATCCTACTCCCAAATCTCCCTCAATCGATCTGAAGCCCTTTGGAGAGCAGCCGCAATAAAGTCTCGAGGGATCATCCGCCTTGTACCTTTAGTCACATATTTTAGATGGGGTGCTTTACCAGTGTCAAAAGCAATTCCGTCGCGATTCTTACGAATCGAAGCCTTTAAACGTCCAGTACGAATATGAACCAAAGGGGACAAGTTAGTAGGACGTCGCCTTGAGTAAGGATGTCCTCGTCTGCGTAACTCCTCGTTAGAAAGAGGTTCACCACTAACGAGTCGAATAACCTCCTCAAATATCACATCGATGGACTTTTGCTTCCTTCTCTCAAGGTCATCGTAAATCTTCGAAACAGAAGGTAATCGAATTAACAGTCTCATCGTTCTCTTATCCGTACAACATCAAGTTCCCAATGATGCAATCTACCTCTTCGATCAAAAGCTTGCTGTGCCTCTACTACAGAAAAAGTCTCGTTCGTTTCTTGGTCAATCAGTACATCGTCAGAGCGAATTTCAACTCCGGGTAAACACACCATTACACTCGAAGAGACTAACGTAACACGACCAAACTCATCCGTTCCTATAGCCCTTCTAGTAGTATAAACCGCGCCGGTGACTTGTCCTATGTCAAGACCAACTTCTTCGGTGGTATAAATCGAAAGGGAACCATCCTGAGTACACGTAACGTACTCCAGCCCAGGAAACTTATTTGACGTAAGAGACGCGCTAAACTTAGTTAAAGTAAGAGTTTCAGTTACAGAGGCCCCGACTAACGTGCACAACACGCTCGGTGTATCTCCTAACCAGGTCAATCGCAACGTAGCTTCAGGATGTATTTGCGAAATGTTCAAAGCAGTAGGAACTCCTCTTTTGCAAGATAACTCCACTGTAACACAAGTGGTATACCGACGAACCGTGTAAACACGCTGTCTGTAATGAAAGCCAACGAGATTGGTCATCTCACAATATACCTTTTGGTGTACTCTTTCAAAGGTCCGTAAACCTTCTTAATAGCATTCACCATAGGATGTTGAGGTGGCACAACTTCGAGGGTCCTCTCAATTGCCTCGAGTGCTTTTTGACAATATACTCTCGAAACTTCGTACTGTGCAAGGGCAAAACTCGGATGGAGAGAAGTTGCTTGAAGGAGGAGTTTGAGCGCTACGTCCAAATTTTCAGGATGCTCTTCATACTCGTTCAACAGATCGAGCGCGAGATTAAAATACGGTAAGGGGTTTTCCGGTTCCTCCTCTAACTGCATGTTGATCAACTCTCGATAAAAAGAGAGTTTCTCTTTCATGCGTGGGGACAGAAATCCTAGGTGGTAAATCACTACATCATTAACTCGTGATACAACACGGTTCTCCTCAGTAGCGCAGCGTTCAAACGTCTCGTGAACCCGATTTGAGTAGTACCAAGTTCGTGGGTTCTTAACCAAACGAATGGCATCTTGATAGATGACCGTCCCCTCTTGCGGAGTTAAATTGTGCACCTGAAGCTGGACCGCGTCTGTATTCTCAGGTGTTTCCAACATCACTGCGTAAATCTGCTTATAGTCAACAATTTCGTCCAGGTCCTGTTGAAGGAGCCAAGTGCCGTTCGCCCTCTGTAAGTACAAATTCCGCGCTTTAGAGAAGTCTTTATCTAATTTAGTCTCTAACACCTCAGCTCCAAAGCGCTTTGCAAAAGACAGAGATTCATCTTGAGAACCGGTGTCTACCAAAATCACCTGTTGAGCAAAAGGAAGAGCAGTGCCCAAATACGTGGGGAGGTTTTTCATTTCGTCCTTCATAATCGTTGCAATAGTCAAGGTAGGAGTACGAAGTCTCGCAATAGAACAATTGTCGGGTAAGTCATTAACCTTCTTGATAATGGGCACATTAACTGGGCGTAGGCCTTCATAAGGAAGCTGTTGCCCGTAGTAAGGATTAATCAAAATACGCGGGGCAATCTTTTCAAAGGAAGCAAAAGCCCTAATTTCCCAAGTAACTTGATCTTTCAAATATCGATTATCCGACCAAGTCCGTAGTACAGGAAATTGGTACGCGAAAACAAACGGATCAGGATTGTCACACATCCTTTGCAATTGCTCAAGGGTAAAAATATCGGCAAAATCCTCACCCTCTCTCAGAACAAAAATCAACTTTCCCTGATCAATTTCAGGAACGTCTAAAGGAGTGCAAACAATGACATCCTTGAACAAAGATTTCGCAGTAGAGGGGATGTCCTTCAACCGGCGATATTGATAGATTAATACTGGCTCCAACGGTTGAGTTCTGAACCTCGCGTCAAGTTTCAGATCACTAAAATCCTCTTCCATATCCAAAGTGTACATTGGGAGTACATAGCTAAAACGACCTTGCTTCATCAGCTCATAACATACAAGCTGAACAATTCGCTCGTCTTGAAACACCTTCAGAGCTTTCTCAAACAGAGTAATAGCCTCCTCTGTTCTGAACGCGAAACACCAAGGGGCAATCCGAGCTAATGCTCCTCTGTCTTTCCTCTTATAGCTCTGTGGTCCCACACCCTTAGGAAGTCCAGGAACTACAAAACCAACTTCAGGGGAAGAAAGAACTTTCAAAGCCTCACCAAGGAAGTCTAAATTAGAGAGAGCCGCCTTTGGGTGTACAAAAACAAAATACTCCGTTTCGACCTTCTCTAATCCAGCAAGTAACTTCCTACCAAAAGTCTTTCCCCCTTCATAAGTACGACAGTTCAAGACTTTGGTAAGATCTCGTTGATCCTGTCCAACTACAACTAAAGGAATGCCCTCAATGTGAAAAGGTAGTGTAGTGTTCAAAAACGCGACTACATCTTCCGACGTAAACGTTACAGCGGTAATCATAACAACCTCCTTCCTGTAACTAAACTAATTTACGTTTATACGGAGCGAGTAAACTCCTAACTTCAGTCATTACATCCATCTTCGCGTCTCTCAAGTAGTTCTCAACGTTACTCAATAAACGGCGACTGGAAAAACCTTCAGATTCCCGCAGGTTATAAAGAGCGGCAACGAGCTTCAAACAGGCGAGTTTAACCGGAGAAGGGATTTGGGAAAGTCCAAAAGTGTAAGTACATTCAAAGAAACCAGTTTGTGGTACGAAAAACTTAATAAGACCTGTGGACAGTTCTACAAAATAATCAGTATCCTCAACCAAATCCACACTGTCGAGCTTAATCTCAGTGATTTCAGAAATGGGAAAGTATCTCAGTCCATACTGAGTAGCTCCCGACAAGAAACAGCGCTCTGTTTCACTAACAGAACCTAATTTCAACTGTGTATACGCCAAAATCGCGGACGAGGCAGCCAAAAGGAGGGCTCTGAGAAAGGGATCTTCAGAAAAATCATCTACGTGCAAATACTCTTTTACTTCATCTAATGTAACAAGCTCAGTAGTCAACGACGAAACGACATCGAACCTGACTTGAGAATTGGCTAGAAGGTCTTCATAACCATACTTTCCTCGGCCGATTGCAACGTAGGACCCTAACGTAGCAGAAGGAGTAGTCCAATAAGTCAAATAATGTCCGCCAGAAAAAACAAGATCAACTACATCCACTTTATTTCCAAAAGGATCGAAAACATCTGCCTGAGGTTGTGAAACAAGGACAGTTTGACCTCCTACAACGAAATCAAACTGCAGCCTTATCTCACTCCCGGTGTAAACTTGTTTAAACATTCCTGTCTCCTTCGTTTAAGCAAGCTTTGTAAGTCTCGAGAATCGCCTCAACTTTCTTCTTACTCATTCGCAAAGTTTTAGAAATCATCGAGACCGAAGCATTTCCGTCTCTATACATTTCAATCACTTTGCGCTCTCGACTCGACTCTGGGAGAGGAGCCGGAGTAGTATCTACAGACACTTCGACCTTCTTAACCGGTTCACTTTTGGTAACTCGAACAAACCCGTGCATCTCCAAAGTTTGTGCGGTGTCTTCATACTTCACCTTACACCGCCCCTTATAAACTCGAACTAACTCCCTATACGTGGGCATCTCCCAATATTCACCCTCATAAGGCCCTTTATATTCTAACTCTATCACAACAACCTCCTCATTACACCACAAGTACTTATAGTAAGTTTTTACCGACTTTCCCACAGAAAAGCAAGTACCAACTAGTTAAGAAGCAACAAAAAACCCCCAACGTCAACACGTTGAGGGTTTTTATACTACTTCTTAACTGAACTAATTACCTGATACCTACAATGCACGAAATTGCTTGAGGATCTCTGGCTACCAACACCTCATCAGCGAAGATATCAAACTTATCATACTGACTACTTTCCTTAGCCAGCGGTTGAACGGTTAGCGGGGTCAACTCAGAGACGAATACTTTGCTTGTATCAACTACAAACAGAGTACTCAAATTACCTCCTGTGAGAGAAGTAATTGTAGCACCGCTAGCACTCACCTGCTGAGTATCCGGAATCTGGTTGCTAACCAAAATAGGAACCTCGTTATAACTCAAAACCTCAAATCCACCTTTCACCTTCACCATGTTAATGAACCTTTGCTGTGCCTGGAGCAATGCCCTAATCCTTCTACGGGTCCTCTTTGAACATACGATCAAACTGGGCATACCACGAATGGCGTCCAAAGCCTGATCCAGCAGTGCCAGAGTTAAATCACCACCTGTGTTGTCGGACCCAGCAGGAATAATATTCGAGGAATCGCACAGCTTGTACAGTCCGTCAAACTCCTTAGCGTTGGCGCTGGAGTCTCCCCAACAAATAGCATACTCCTCTTTATCTTTGAAATCCTCTGCCTTCGCCTCCATCTCAGCTGTTAGAATATCAACGTACTTAGAACCGATAGCGCGCGCCTTACGAGTAACCTTCCCTTGTGTTCCGATAGTCTTATAAAGGAACTCGACCTGTTCATAAGTACCGGTTTCTTCATCAAAAGAATCAGTATCAGCATAGAACGCAGCCTTAGCAGCACCAGGGGTTCTACGATTGATGTAAACCCCTGCACCAGAACCGGGTTTCCTAGGTATATTCTGTCTCAGCGGGTTAAGGTGCTCGACCATCTGGGTGATGATCTTATCAACTTCCTTCGGCAGGATATCAGCGATACCTTCATAACCGCCACCAGTATTCTCTGCTAATGCCCTTCGAAGTTCAGATATAGGATTCAACATTACTTTTCACCTCCTTTATACTTTTCTGTGAAATCCCACAGCATCCTCATCTTCTCAGAAGGATCTGCGTTTTTGTACTCTTCCGACTCGAGAAACTGCCGGATTGCATCCTCGGGAGCCTCTTCAGACCTCTCGCCACGAACAACTACAGTTTCCTTCAACTCCTTAACTTCATCAGTAAGAGCCCGAACACTTTCGAGCACTTCTTGCATCGGCTCCTCCGCATTCTCTTCAAGATCGAGCTCCTCTACACTCTCTTCAATCTCTGCAGACTTTTTTGCAGGGTAGGGATAAGGATAGGGGTAAGGATATTTTTCCAACTTGTCCAAAATCTTCTTAAGCATCTCCATCGCCTCATCCAACTTCTTCATAACAGCATCTAAATTCGCGGCCTTAAGAAGTTCGTCCGCCCGCTCAACCAACGCAGAAACACGCTCATCAAGGTCTAGTAACAGTTCAAGCTGACTGGATTCCACTGCCTCAATCAACTCCTCAGTTCCTTCCTCTTCTTCAAGAGCTTCCTCTTCCTTCTCCTCAAGCTCCTGCTCCTCTAGCTCTTTCATTTCCTTATCACTCATTTTGTCACCTCCTTGTTCTGAATTAACATCCCTTTGTAAGGGGACGAAGTCATTATCGCTCGCACTCCTTTGTACATACCACGATTGAATCTCTGCTTCATCAACAGCAGGTACGGAAACAACAGATACCTCAAGCAACTTCAAGTTATCAACAACTGACGTGGACCTTCCAGTATTCTCATCCCACTCTTCATGAGAAGCTAAAATCCGTCCGCGGATCGAGAACTTGTTCAACGTTCCTGATTTGATCTTCTCCTGAATCTCTTGCTCTGTCTTATCAATTACAGCAATTGTAAACAACCCCTTATTATCCAACTTCACCTCATGAATGCGGCCAATAGGGCGATTTTGATCATGATTGAACAACACTGTGCTTCTCTTCTTCAGGTCCTCAGCAGCGTTAGACAATGCCTTCCTAGATATGACAGCATTATCCAAACCTTTATCATAAGTTGTAGCATAACCTGCGATCACCAACTCCCCCGGATTAGCAATCTTCTCGGAAACCTCAGCTGGAGCGCGAATGAATTCTGGATTTAACTGAAACAAGCCGTTCTCAAACCTCATCTTGCACCTCCTTCCTGTTCCAAATTTTTTCCATAATAAAGTCACAGGGAACCTAAATTTGGGCAAGGGGTCCACGGTCACACTTTCAAACTGACCTTATGCCAAGCCCCCTCTTCCAAGTACTGATACTGTCTCTGGCTCTTCAGAGCTAACACCAAACTATCCCGCACCTTTAAACGTTTCGCTTTTGACTCTATAGTCCAATACTGAAAAGCTCTTGGAATTCTCTCCTTCAGTGCCTGGGGCAGCCCACTAAAATGCACAGGGGAAATAAATCGTTTCTTTACAGCTCGTGTAGAAAGAACATACGGGGTCTGGTTCTTTGCTTTAATCCAAAGAAAACCACTAATTTCCTTACCCTCTTCCAGCTTCTGGGTCGTCCCAACAAGTACGGGTCGGGCACTGGCAGTAAAGAAGGTAAAGTTCTTACCAAAAGGTCGAAGAATGTACCGTCCTCTAAAAGCCTTACCCTCAGTAAAGTAAAACTCAAACTCGTCCAGTTTCCGAGTTAAATGTTCCACTTTACCTTTATCAACAATCGTCATATAGGACCACCATTTGCGCAAAACTCGAGCGCCAATAGTGCCTGGAGGAGAGATGTACTTTTTCACTCTCATCCATGCCTTAGCTTCCGGTAACTTAACAGTTGCCGCTAAGCTGCGCTGGCCCTGAATTTCTCCTGTTTTGAAGTTTAGTTTGAAGTTCTTAGGGTCTCGAACAACTTTCAAGAACTCTGTCCAACCCTTCGGTCCATTGGGGCGGCGTTTGACAGCACCTTGCTTGTAAATGAACAAGGTAACTCCAATCACGTTATTGGGGTCGCCACAGTAACCCATTCGCAAGTCTCCGTGGAGGACGCTAGCCCAATGAACGTGAAGAATGTAGTCGAATTTACCTTCACACCAAACTAAAAAAGGGCTGAGGTACTTCTTAAAAGTATAGGAAGTTACCGAGATATTCTCTCCCACACCTTAATCCCCCTAACATCTTAAGAAAAGCTTACTAGGATAACACAGAAAAGTGCAAGACGTCAGAGTTCTACGACAGCATATCCGCGGCCTACTCGCTTTCCTTCTAGGAAAAGCCTAATTGCTTCACGACTAAACCACCAAGCAAAAACAGTGTCGTCTTTCTTACTATAAGGATACGACAGTACCTCTCTTTTCCATTGGCACCAAGAACAACTACACTCAAGAGGGTGATCCCAAGAAGGGATCATCCACATATTATTATCAAGTTCCACTCTAAGAGAAGGGATCCCTACCGAAATCAAGTGCTTTTGAACGCCTGTGTAATACGGTTTTAGAGGTAATTTACTTACTTCAGAAATCCAATCTTGCATCATAGACTGAGTAGCGTTTGACTCAATCATAATCACTTCGGGTTGGTACTGCTTGTACATCCGAATGAGCTTGCGGGTCACATCAGGAGCTGGTTGCTTCAACCGAGCTATTTCAACAGGCCACCGAATTAGAGTTTCAGCATTCACCCGCACCACAAAAATCACCGAAAAATCATCTCCATGTCCAGCTGAAATATCCACCCCAAAGTAACACTTGATAAGAGAAGGATCCACATCGTTATACTCAGGAGGATTAGACCCTGGAGAAAGAGGCCAATCAGACCGTTGTTTAAATGAAGATGGCGGGAAAAGAGCAGTATCTACACGTGTTGGACGATGGCGAAAGCCTTTATCGAAAGCCAAAGGGTTTTCCTTCCACTTCTTATAAAGCTTCTCTCGCGACCACACTTGGGGCCATAGAGGGTCAAAGTTATCATTTATCGCCCAAACTTTACGAAACTCCCAGTCTTTATTCCTGAGCAATTCAGAGAGCAGATCGTCTTCATGCCAAATAGTACCAACAACTACCGCTTGGTTCCCTTGTGGTTCGAGAGTATTCATCCAAGTATCATAGAAAGCTTCCTTTACTTTTCTCCGCAAACCTTCAGTAACGCAGTTCAAATTATCAACCATGTCATCTCCAATTATCACATCTGACCTACCTCCGGCCCCTGTAGATAGAACACTTCTTGCTTCGATCGTAGGATCACGAAGAACCAAAGAACGCTCCACATACAATCTATCCTTCGTCCAATAACGTGTCTTTGCGGGTCTAATCTCAGGAAAAACAAACTGGTACCTTTTATTAAAAAGAAGAGTACTCGAAACTGCGGCTAAAATCTCTCTACCCTTGTCAATAGAGTTAGTTATGATCTTAATCCTTATATTGGGGTTACGCCCAATCAACCACGTCGAATACGCAATAGAAACTATGGTAGTTTTAGAGTGGGCCCGAGGAGCAGCAATCACAACTCGAGAACACTTCATAAGAGCGTCAATCCACTCTCGATGCATTGCCGACACTGGAAACCCAAAAACGAAGATCAAGTAGTGAAGGAAACTATTTTGGCAAATAGTACGAAGCTTCTTTAACGAAATGTGGAACTTACTTTGACTCAAATCTCGAGAAGGCATCTACCACTTCCTTAAACTCCTGAAGAGCTTGGTATGCGAGGTCCTGTTCTCCTTTCTTGTGCTTGCCGTGTAACTCATGCTTAAACTTTAATACTAATTCCAAACCACGGAGAACGTCACTCCAATTCTTCGGCCTAATGCTTTCATTACCGCGTAACTCTTCTATTATCCTCTCAGCAATTGTATCAATCGCTTCCTGTTCAGGCGAACCAACCTCAGATGGAATGTCCTCCTGCTTAGGTAAGTCCTCAGAGGCAGCTTTACCCAACCCCAAGACCGGAGGAGACTCTAAATCGTCTAACGAGTGATCAAGAAAATCTTCAAGTTTCTTTGACATCCTCGAACTTCTCCTTCTCTGAGGTTTCAATTCCCCAACTAGGTACCAGAAAATACCGTGAGGGAAGTTTCAAGTTAACATCAAAATAAGTAGCCTCGTTAAATGGAAGAGGAACCTCCCTTACCCCATCCCGTGTAAACACTGTCCTTGTTAACTTCTTTTTAACCTCGTGGAACTCCCTATCAAACGTCCTGCTATTAGTCTGACATACAATTCCTCCCGGGGAATAAAACCAAATTCCTATGGTGATATCACGCCCTTTTAATCGTTCGAGGACATAACCCCGGTGAACTTGTTTAAACGTGCGAGAGTGTCTGCCAGTATTAGCAGGTAAAGATACTCCTTTCTTTCGCTCCTCAGCTGTAATACAGTAGAAATCAGGCGCAAGAATCGAACTGAGTTCAACAGGGGTAAACTTTACTACTCGAACTGTTGGGGGGGAATAGCTAAGCTGAATCTCCCCTCGATCAAATACACGCTCTACTAACTGTACCCCTCGAGATAGTACCTCTTGTAGAGCTTTGTTCTTTGTGCTCACAGTCATATTCCCTTCTTTCCACAACCACGTCCCTACAAGGGTACCTTCCTTATCAACGATATAACCCAATTCAGTTTTTACTTCTTCAAACCGGCTAGCCACTTCAAAGCCTCCTTTTTAGTCTTGAAAGAAGTCAATTTCTCATACACATCAATCATACTCATCTTACCTTCAGCTACAACCGAAACAATCTTGTCCATAAAAACCTCTAAGTCTCTACCTTCGAGCTTCAAAGTCTTCTCAAGAACTTCGCGCACATCCTTTAGAGTTACTAGAGTCTTTTCGGGAAGAGAAGGTGCCTTACGAGGCTTCCTAATCTCTTTGGGTTTCGGCTCAGAACTAGGCATTTTCTTCTTCTCAGGCGCTTTGAAAAAGCGCTCGACAATATCTTTTATCTTCTTCCGTAAGTCTTCGCCCTCTGCAGTAGCAGCGCTCTCGAACAACGCTATCAACTCCTCAAACCCAACATCTTCTCTAATATGTGCCCACAGAAGGTTCGGAAGAAGTTGCTTTATCTGACTCCGTGTTAAACCTATACGTGAAAGGGCCTCAAAAACACGTTTCCACATAGGGTGCTTACTTATCAAAGTTTCTGGACGTACAGCAAGGTTCTGCAAGAGCGATTCCATAAACAAGTACAACTCGGGGTCACTGAAGTACAACACCGATGGGTTACGTATATAAGTGGCAAACAACTCGGCAAAGGATTCGTCGATGCTCTGTAATGAGTACAGTCGCATCGGAAGTGCCCAGTTCCGCATCACCTCTTGTAACTTAGGATAAATAGGCTTAAAAATTTCCTCTCTAAATACGTCTCGAGACCCTAAGAAAAAGCTCCCAAGAGTTCTCTTCTCACTTGCATCAAGCATCTCGTTCATGTACCCCATGAACTTTTGAGCTTCCTTTTCAGTCAAATAAGGTAAAACTTGCTCGTAAAACGGGATCAAAACTCGTTCACGGTACACATAAGCAAACGCGTCTCTTAGTGTAGAGCGCGCGGTAAAATGACGCTCAAACACATGATGGCCTAGCTCGTGGAGGAACTGAAATGTATCCCCCGTAGTCAAGATAGAACCAACAAAGGACTTCACAAACTCATCATAGGTCCCCTCCAAACTATAAGACGCGTCGTAGCGAGATACATCTGACAACTTAATTCCCTTCAACCCATCCCAAAAAGATGGAACTCGTAACATCGGATAACTCTTAAGGATTTCTACCAATCTATCACGGAACTCTGAGTCAACGTATTCCAGTCGAGTAAGTACTCTATCAGGAGTTAACGTGGCCCGCCAAGGGGCGGAACGGGCCTTATAAACACGGTTAAGCCAATTCTCATAAGTAGTTGGGGACCACACATGGGTTGCCAGGAGTTCTCGAAAAGCGGGCATCCCTACTATATCCTCTCGATGAGGGCTAAAAATGGACGCCCGGAACATGTAAGTAAAAAACTCTCTGGGATCAAAGTAAGCCTTAACTGGAATATCAAACAGCTTAAGTGACAATTTCTCAAAAGGAGCGAAATCACCTTCCAACCAAGACTCTTTCAACTCTGAAGGTAAAAGCTTACTTAATTGCTCGTTCCAAAGCACTTTCCTGGCCCGCTCCATTATAGACATTATCTCAGAGACGAAAGGTGAGCTAGGATACTGAAAGTTCTGACGTAACAGGACGTTCAGGGCGACTGCATCGACAAAAGCTGAACGAATCTGCTCCTCAGTAAAAGAGGCGGGGATTTCGAGTATATTTCGTATAGCATCGTATTTAGGTTGGGTTAAAGTCTCGCGCAATCGGATTTCCTTAAATAAAGCAACGTACGAAGGCTCCCGTAAGTGAGGGTTCTTTTTGAGAGCTTCTGCGATCTTCTTATCGATATGTTCGATTACGTCAGAATAAACAAGCGCTGCTTCCTTTAGAGGGACGTGCAAATTCCTAAACTTGATAACTTTACCGATCCACTCGTTAACACTTGCTTGCGTAATATTAGAAACAGGTTCAAGGGCACACCTACAGTTATGGCCACAACGCACACCATAACCGGGCCAAGTTTGAAGCAGTTCAAGCGTGGATGGTTTAAAAACGCGCCCTTGAAGAGCTGCACAGTCTTCGCAATTACCACTCCACATACACTTCCCATTGCGCATGATGTAAAGAGTGTGCCATTTAGGAAGAGTCACGTCGTAGACCTTCCCCTTGTAGTAAGAAAGGCGAACTTCTGCTTCACTACAGGAAATACTAGACACGTCAGCAACATCGACGGGAACACCATGGTAGAAAGAAACCTTCGCAAATTGAGTCAGCTCTCCTGCGCGAACTTTCCGAAGTCTTCCATTATCATACACAAAACACTGATGATCAGGTGTCACGAGTAGATCCGTTTGATAGCCCTCGAAATGAATCATCTCACCATCGTACTCAAACGTCTGATAGGCAACAGGTTTAAGCCACTCAACCTGAGTCAAATCATCAGGGTTAATACTCAACAACCTCTCCGTACCATCCAAATCCTTAAAGAACTTCCACCCCCGATCCGTCAACACTTTAGTTGCTTCATCATAACATGTAACATCATCAGATATGCCCACCCAGCGTAAGAGCACTCCTTGTGTCTCCTCAAAAAACTTAGACACAAGTACAAGAGGGAGATTCGCAAACAAAGTGACAAACCCTGCGGCGGCAATAATCGCGCGTATAAAATTGTCAAGATCTTTTTTAACTTGATCCCACTCACCTCTTTTTGCTTCATTGTGAATAGAATCTAAACGCTCTTTCCAACTCCGAATAGACTCTCGACGAAGTCGTCGATCGTGTTCAGCAATCTCAGCGTCAATCAGATCCTTATCGAACTCGCGTCTGTTCCAAAACTGGAGCACGCGTTCATAACCCAGCGCAATCGACTGGGCCTCATAATTATCAATGATCCCTTCTACTCGTAGTAAGAAAGGCACATAAGAAGGTAAAGCAGGGGTATCCTGACGCAACATCACCTTCTCTTCAAAAGAAGAACGATAATCCAGAACTGCCTCTCTTAACTCCTCTTGCATCGATTTCAGCAACTTAATTCTCCTAAGAACAAACCGTGCTACCTTCTCATCGGACAAAAGAGAGAGATTCCTAAGCTGTTTCACTTCTTCTATAGAAAGCGAGCGAGTAATATCTGTATCTTGTTTAGCGTCCGAGAGAGGTACCACAGGAGATTGTTGCCCACTCTTCCCTACAGGAGTTAAACCTTGAGGCTGCATAACTGACAACTGATCGCCGCCTTTAACCGGTGGTAAGTACATAAACTGACGGGCCTCATTAGGTGAGATCAACCCTGACTTAGTCCCTTCAATAATACGTTGCAACGAGTGTGCAGGAGGAATCTTAAAACTAAAAGTAACTCCATAAGGTTTAAGAAACCGATTCAGTCGATTCTGGATCGCCCGAGCAACCACAGGGACTAAGGTAGAATACATCAAATCTTCGTTAGGTCGTGACTGAAGTAAACTACTTCCAGGAGGCACAAATCCAAAAGCGCTCCGAACTAGCCAATCTAAGCGATCCAAGAACGTAGCAACCATCTGAATGTCAAATTGTTTAACCAACTCGATCCACTCCCCTTTACCAGCGCCCCATACCACGGGGATTTTCACTTTACCTCCAGATACTAACGAGGTTAAGTCCTCTTGAAACCTATTAACAACTGCCTCGTCCAAACTCTCCGGAAAAATAAATGTCCCGATAGGCTTCCTAGATTCAGGATCGCTTTTCACTAAGTTCTTTAACAAGCTCGTAACTTCATAAGTAAGAGACTCTAAGATAGACCCTCCAGTAGCAGTGTAAGTTTTAGGAATAAGTTGAATGTACACTAACTCATCTGGGCGAAACTTATACACCTTACCCAAGCCGACTTGTTGAATGAACCCACGAAGCCTGCCGTCTTTCTCATACACTGGAGAAAAAGTGGCTGCATCGCGTGCCGTAAATCCGGTTAACCTTCCGCCAAATGTCTTCAAAGGTACTAACACACCTTTGTTCAACACCAACAAATCCACTGTCAAAGCGATTAACACATCTCGAAAAGTCTCTCCAGTTATAGTCTCGCGCACAAAAATAAGATCGATTACTTCACTTTTCTTCAAACCAAACTTTACATCATACTCTCGCGGAAGGTCCGCAACAGAACTCGCAATATGGTCAACACACCGCCTCACAACATTAGTCTCTTTATAGATTTGACGGAGTTGCGAGGCGGAAAGAGAAGTAACCAAACTTGCGAAAGTTCCTGCAGTGATCGAAGTCTCTCCAACTAATCGCTCCTTAACCTGTTGTTCCTTCTCCTTCTTCTCAAGTTGTCTCTCCACAGTCTTCCTCCTCTACGGGTTGACTCGGCGTCTCCTTACCTTTATACTAGAACCAACCAACTAGTGCAAGGAGTAAGTATGAAAGTAACTCAGCTTTTAGGGGCCGATTTATCAAAAATCCCTACTAAAGACCTGCTTTTTAAGCACTCAATTGTAGTAGCCCTGATTAAAAAGGCCCGAAAAAAAGGAGGGAAAGTCGGGGGTTTGACTCTATCGCAGCTTATGAAACTCGACAGCTTAATAGTCAGAGAACTGCGTAAGAGAGGGGTAAACGCTCATAAAGTAAAAAGAAGTTTGAACAGGATGTTACCTTTCCAGATCAAAAACCCCTACGTGATCGTAACAGGATCAGTCTTCTACGGAACACCGCACGATCTCGATTTTATGGTCTTCACTCCTCTCAAGATTGAAGAAGACCCAATCGCCAGAGTGACCAAACAAGTCCTCGAAAAATTTCTACCAACTTATGTTCACTGGTCAAACGCATACTACGGAACACCTTTCTCAACGTTCGCTCCCATCTACAATTTAGAGCTCACACCGCCGGTCTTGAGTAGGAAGTACGCGCCTATGTACCCTAAAAACTATACCAACCCAATTTCCATTGATCTTCACAAAATAGTCAACGACTTACCCGAAAAACAGACACTTATCAAAAACTTTATACACTACGCACCTGCATATCATCTCTTCTTAATACCCAAAATACCTATTTACTACTTCGTTCCTCTTTATATTAGACTACAGAGAATGTTCCCGGTAGAAGAGAGGCCAGAGATTAAAGCGCTAAAGGGGGGAGTACACCAAAACTGTATTCCGGTGTACGATCTAACACTGCGGAAGGTCTCTTTCAAGATCACGGAGATGTAATCCTATCCTTTTAAAAGATATCCTAACACGAAACTAATCGCACAAACGGAGCCACAAACTAGGATAACTTTAATGAACAAACTCCGTAAAATACGCCAAATATCATCTACTCGGAGTTTAACTTCAGTCACACTCGACACAACAGAAGTTTGATTTTCACACAGACTTTCTGCCTTACGTTCAATCACAGTCACCCGCTCAACTAACTTCTCCGTGGCAGACGTATTCCCTCGTACTAGTTCAACCAACAATTCTTCGACTGTAGAGAGATTCCTTAAGTCCACCGTTACTTCAAAAAGCACTCACCTTCGTAATGGCGTTGCGAAGCACAGTCTCGAGAGTAGTATTATGACGTAGCCGGAGTAATGCAAGAGCAAGAATATCCGTAACACACTTCACGAACGTAATTTCCTCTTGAGAATAAGGAGCATCCTTATCATCATAAGTCAAGAAGAAACCCCATTGACCTATACCTTCGCCCTTGATAGGAAATGCTAAAGCCCTCTTAACATCGATGCCAAGCTCGTCGAGTCCCTGTTCGAAACAGGTAACAAATTTCCCGTTCAACAACTGATCAAACCAACCTTTAGGTAACTTAAATCGTCGGGGCATTTTAGGTTCGCCCTCTTTAAAGTATGCAAACAAAGGGAAACTAATCATACCACCTTGTTCAAATGGGGAAACTATCACTGTTGCGTTAAGAGCTTTACCAACTATCTCAACACATTCTTGCACTTTCTGCCCACTAACCAAACTCTTTGCAAGAACTTCAAACAGTTTCGGGAAAACGCCCATTAAATCCTGAACTCTAGACCGTAAGCGGGGGCTCACCCTCAATACCAAAGAATCCAGCATACTTTTCAACACGTCTCCATTTACAGGCTTGGGAAGAACCCCGTGAAACCCATATACGCGGGCGATTTTACGAACTCTATCCGAATCGTAACCTGTCACAAGTATCGCCCGTGCAGGGTCAAACTGGTCCACCGCTGAGAACACTTGCCCATTGAGTAGGACAACGTCAAGGATGTAGAAATCGGGATTGACTTCAGTATTTAACTTCTTAAACTCTTGAACTGAACCGCAAGTATAACACTCACAATTGTCAAAACTACTCTCGAGGAAAGACTTAAAAAAGTCCCTTACTGGCGCCTCATCGTCCAAGATTAGGACTCTCATACTCTTTCCTCCTACCACAAAGAACGAGGTAACGAAGTGATTTTCTTCTTATTCCTGAAGCACACATCGATCAACGTTCTCAAATCATCCTCAAGCTCAATTGTATCACTTAAGAAACAATCACTCAAGAGTTCCCTTTCAATGTGGACAAACTGTGGCCAAGTAAACTCAAATGTTTTAGTACGAAAGAACCCAATTCGTAGTCTATACCCAAAATCCTCCGCAAAAACATGTTTTATCTTATAAATCAAATCCTGAAAGCTGACCAGCCGATCGAACAAATGAACAATGGGTTTGTCCACCTTCTTAGTCAACAAGTAAGTAAAACTCTCAACAAATTGATTCAACGAGATAATAGTATAGTAACCCTCCTGAGGCACATTTACGATCCCTTGACGGACGCCTCGGGCGCAATAGTAGTTAATGACGGTACTATGAAACTTGTCAACGTGCAATCGATGAAGTGGTTCCTCACTTGGATACACACCATACACAGAACCTACACGGAGATCGACTAACTTGAGTTTTAAGTGGTTACGAGCATATGTTAAGAAAATTTGAACAAAGGCTTCAGTACACTGATTAAGAGAGTCCCCTTTCAATGGAAAAGGTAAAAAATCCTCAAGCTCATTGTGGTGAATCAATAACGGACCTTCTGGAACCGGTAGTTGTGAGGGATAATAGGAGTTTAGATCGGTTACCACAAATAAAGGAACGTTACGTAAAGCGGACGAAGCTAGTGTATTTACAACCGAAATGGTGTTGTAAAGGTTAGTAACACAAAGCAATTGGTCTCGCTGCTGAAAAAGGGCTGGGCTGTATAACCGGGATAAGTCGACAATCAAATCAGGCTCAAACTTCTCCAATCGGTCACGTAAGGCAGCGGAATCTGTAACATCTAACTCAACAGTCTGTAAATCTTTTAAGGACTCAAAAGAGTGACGAATAATCGAATAAGAGGAGGTCGCCTCTACTAAAGACTCCCGCTTTAAATTGTCAACGCCTAGTACAGAGTGCCCTTCTCTAAGCAAATGATGTGAAAGTGCAAAACCTAAGTAGCCGTCTGCCCCTAGAATTGCGATTCTCACCTCAGAGAAAACTCCCTTAACCCATCAAATGGCTGCTTAACGCCCAATACAGCTCTACACATCAAGTTAACAAACTGCTTTGCTCTCACATCGACACTGTGGAACTTACGAACTAATCTATACCCTCGTGTCGTAATCTCAACTAAGCGGTCTTCGTCCCTTAACACTGAGAGAATTTTATCCTCAAAGGAAGTTGGTGAGACGGGCAAAAAGTGTTTATCTGGAACGTACCCAAGTTCTACAATGTCGTTAATAGGTGGAGCTGCCAAAAGAGAAAAAGACGCGGGAATCTCGAAGAACTTCTGAATGGAGTAATTGTAGATACTACCACAAGTAGGGCAAACTTTAGCTGAGTTCAAAAGCTTCGCGTAGGTATCATGAACAATCGCAGTTCGTGAATCAAAGTGACCATAACCAGGATGAGGGACGTGTACAAAACCAGGGTACCCCTTAAACGTACGTAAATAAGATGTTCTCATAGGATAAACATCAGGGAGAATAGCTCCGGTTAGTAAGATGTCTATGGTCTTCGTTTGAGACCATTTCTTAAACACGTGAGTGTCAACTCCAATAGGTAACCACTCACAAGGAACTACATCAAGGAGTCGAGGAAACAACTTGAGCGTCCCTTCTTTAAACTTTACTACCACAAAGTCGATTTTATTCTCCTTGATAAACAGGAGCCGATCTCTCTGATAAGCATGAACATCCCAATAGTGAACTACCTTAGGAAGCTTAATCTCAGCTAGCCCTGTCAAAGGAGGAGTTACTGGAGGAGCTTCACCCAACATGAGTAGATCAAAAGTTTTCCCTTTGTCAGCGAGCTCCTTCAATAGCGTAGGTACGTGACAGGGCTTGTGATGAAAAGTAACATCAGCAACTTTAGCAAGAGCTTTCTTAAAGGCTAGATGTCCATGTCCAATCCAGTTAGTAAAGTCTTTACAAATATATAAAATCTTCAGCATAGTTACTTCTCCTTCACAAAACGAGAAGACAATTCAAATACAGCATCCCCTTTCTGAGAAGGATCTTTCTCAAGGTGATAGACATCAAAGAACAAGTACTTTCCTGGAATTCCTTTGGGAAACGCTACACAAGTACAATCCTCACGGAAATGTTTACAAAAAGAGCACAGGGAGAAGTGATCTTCTCCGAGATGTTTTGCTCGATACTTGGACAGCCACCGAATTGGGTCGAATTCAGTCATCACAGTACTCCTTCCAAAGTAGCAAAATAGTCACGTGCCTCAGGCCACTTAAGTCTAAGAAACCTACGATGCTGAAGATTTGAATGTGCAAAAAGCGAAAAAGCCTCAGAAAAGCCCTCTTCTGGACTTTGAAGGCTGGGAATTGATATCACGGACGTGTTAAAAGGGTCGTCCATTAAAGCCCGATAAAACTGCAACCTCACAAAATTACGCCTAACTGAAGGGCGTACCGAACCATAATGCTTAGTAGCTTGCTGAAAGAGCTGTACAGCTTCAGGCAAAACTCTCTGAAGGTAAGGAGCATAAACACTTCGACCAAATTCTACATAATAATCAGGAGCCCGAGTAGCAAGCTGACTCTGAACAAAATGACCGCATTCATGGAGAAAAGTAAGATCATAAGGAACATCACGCCGCCTAGGGGAGTACACTAGCATACTAATAGCCCCCGATCCTTGCGGAAACGCGTACTCAGCAAGATCCTTAACCTCAGAAGGAACCCTTTGAACCTTAGGAAGAGTAATTCCCAGAACGTGTCTGAGATGGACACGATCATTTGCGGAAAATTGTTCAAGGCACTGTTGTGTGAGCTCTCTTTCAATTTTCCCCGTCGACCTAAGAATATAGGCATCAACATAACACCCTATTGGAGCAGACGACGTATAACGATGAAAGGATAAACTTACATTACGAAATGCTCTTTCACTCTCAGCACTCCCAATAAAAAAATTCAAAAATGCATCAGCCTGAGGAAGGACTTTCCTGCGGACTTCGGGATGAGGCGCTGCAACGTTCTCGAGAAACCTAAAAGTCTCGAAGCCCGCCCCTTCTAGCGTTTCATTAATAGACCGGGAGTCAACAACTCGAAGAGGAGACTTCCTGGCAAAGGCGAAAGTCCACAAGAAAGCTTGGCGGAACTCCTTTTTAATAATCGGAACTCTACGTCCGCCCTTGGTAATCCATTTCTCAATCCACTCAGGAGGGACTCTAAATTTCACGCCAATCTCCTTAATAAGGATCTAAACTATATTCAAACCACTTATCCTTAGCGTTCAAGACCTTAACAGCTTTTTCAGCATCATCCACGGTGACATAACGTTTTAGAACGGCCCACTCACGAAACCACGGTACCCTACTTCGGTACTCCCTTCTAAGTCGATAGTAAACAGGAATTCTACGTTTTCGTGTTCGATGTCTGTACTTCGGCACCTCTGACTCAAACTTCGATTGTAAGTCCATCCTTCGCAATAATTAAATCCTCCACACCGAGAATTTCTCTCACTCTCTCATCACCTTTCAAAACAGGCTGGCGGCCAAGATGAGTAAAAACAACTGTTTGCCAATTCAATTGAGAAGCATATCGGAGTTGAGATTTCATACAAGTGTGCCCGAACGGTTCTCCTCCCTTTTCCTTAACGCGGATTATGGGATGGTTAATCGCGGAGCCATCACCAATGTAAACTCGGAGTCCCTTGAGAATCCCCCAGCCAGCACGTGGTCGTATAACATCCGTAAAGATACCCAATTCGTTATTTATTACAACACCCCACATAGGACATCGAATAGAGTGAAAACAAGAAACAGCTTTTAACGACACATCTTCGTACTCAAAAGGAAGTGAAGAAAAAAGAGTAGGAGTGACCTTCCAATTACGGACTAATTGACGTCGAACGAGCGACGTAGACACCAACGTCGTCGGAATTTCCTTGTGTTTTAAGCCACTTACATGATCTGGGTGTGAGTTCCCGGAAAAGCACACTTTACCCTCACGGCGAGTCAACAGTATATGCCTAGTGTACTCGGGTAAAGTAACACAGTAAACTTTCCCGTCGTAAGGAACCCAGGACTCTTGACTACCGGAGGTTACTGACTTAGCGGTAGAGGAACGACTGTCAGAAAAAACTGCTTGTGCCAGAGAAGTATCGTGTTGTTCACATTTAAAAGAGCACGTAAACATCTTAGGGCGCCCAAAACACCTCGCGGCAGGGATAAGAGAAAAGGAAGGGTCATCAAAGTTCTCCGAAATATACAAATTGTGATTAGGAGTCACCATCATATTCAAAAAATCCGTACTCAAGTAATACATTAACCCAGTGTAATCTTGCTCAATATAATCTATAGGCTTCTCAAACACTAATCGATCGTCCTCATCCAATGTCGCGACGTAATCCGAACTACTTAACTCAGTAAACCTCTTCCAGCCACGATTAGTAAAAACTTCAGTCTTCTCATCATAACAATGACTTACATACAAAAAATCCACGTCCTTAAGGTTATCAAAGAACTCCTCTTCACCACAGTCAATTTGGAAACGCGCTCTGCGAGTCTCGACTACAATACCTGTTCTCAGTTTGTGATGAGGGGAACTTTCCTCAATCATACCCTTAGAACCCAGAAATGTTATCTTATACTTCACGTAACTTCGACCCCCTTTCAAGAAGGGTAGAATCAACCTTCTTAGCTTTAAAGAAACCTCCAATGTACTCCTGAACCTTAATCGGGTCAAAAAATTTACAACTAAACACATCAATGTAAGCAGTCCGGCTAGAAGGAGCAAAATGTCCTGATACCAGAGACGTCTCTATTAACTGAACAAGAGTGTATCCTTCAGAAGGGCCGTTACCAAACCACTCAATTATAGGGTCACCGTACCTTTTCACATCAAGAATATCACAAAGTTCGAATACGAATTCCCTAAGTTTGCCCTTACTAGAAATAAGGAACTCATCACAATCATACAAATCTAAAATCAGGTGAAGTCCCCAATCGGCGATCATGTACATCCCCCCTCTCCAAGACTAAAACTTTAGGATTACCTTTAAGAAACTGAAGAATCTCCTGAACCGCTACATCTAAATCAACGGAATCGCCGCAAGTGAACAAATCAACGGCCGCGTAAAGTCGTTCAGGCCAAGTATGGATAGAAAAGTGAGACTCAGAGATCACAACCACACAACTTACCCCGTGAGGTTCAAAATGATGAACGAATGAATGAAGTATGGTTGCGCCGGCCTTACTAGCGGCCCGAATCAAACACTGAAGAACCAACTTCTCATTATCTAAAACTTCAAAAGGCACCTCAAACACGTCAATCAACACGTGTTTTCCTACACCCACAGCTGCTTCTCCTTCTTCCGTACTTCGGAAACTCCTTCTCCTGCCCACCATAAACCCGCCGCGCCTCCAGCTAGAGCAACGGCGCGTAAGTCATTAGTCCATACTCCAGTGACAGTCTTGTGTAACTTCCTGGCAATAACAGGGTTCATTAAACTACCTGGAACAGGGTTTCCTTCAATAAATCGGAAGGAACCGTCAGGTAATTCGACGATGTCAAACCCTACATGGGCGTTCTTCTCATATAGTTTCATAGCTTGAGTCACAAACTCCTTAAGTCGTTTACGTTTCACAGGGTTGAGCACTGGAATAGAAGAACCACCCTCCATTCCGAATCGATAAAAGATTTTATTGTAAATTTTACGGAAAGGATCAGGAAAACGACGATGTGTAATAGAGTAAACCTTCCCATTCACATAGTGAACACGAAACTCATTTCTAAAAGGTAACATTTCTTGTATGATCACATTATTAGGACCACCGTGCTGTTCAATATATTTCATCAAACGTTTGTCACTCCACTCATGAGTAGGGAGTTCCTTCGAAAGTGAGCCAATGCGCGGTTTAATCACAAATCCCTTCCCAGCACGTTGGAACGCATAGCGTGCGGATTCAAGACTGTGAAACTCACGAAGTAAGAAGGTTTGAGGAACAATTTTAGGGTCGTCCTTGAACAGCTTTGGAAATACCGCTTTATCGTCAATAGCAGACATCAAGTCATAGTCTTGAATCTTAGGAAGTTTCATCTTAAAGGCTTCTTTCGACCAGGTATGAACAACGCCTGCAGTTTTGGGAAGTTTAGCGCCCGCTTTGGGACGAACTACACGCATCCCCATTATTGCCGACGTGATCATGTCATAAAACTTCTCTCTCATTGAGGGAGTGGGATTTGGGTGTTTAGCGATCACGACAAACCTTTTATTGCGAAAAAGTTCAGAAATGGGCGTACCGGGTTTTAAAAAGTAAGCGGCTAAAGTTGCTAAAGTGATACCTCCGAGGACTTTCATCTTTGGATCAAGACGGGAACGTGACCCCAACTCTCGTTGATGAATTCTTTCCTCAGGGATAAAGATCTTGCGGCCCTTGTAAGTAATCCAAATTCCTTTACGACCCTTAAACTCTACGAGTTCCATAAAAAAGCCTCCTATCGTATCATAATCTTCGCGAGAAAAGTCCGGAACCCTCTTTTACCACCGTCACACATCACTATTTCGGCGCCAAAATTTTCAACAAACTCTACCGGAGACCAAGCTTCCTTATGTCCTTCATAATCATCTTCCCATCTTCCGTGAGGAAAGGAAGAGAAATCCTCTGGCAATGGTGTTGAAACAAACACTGCTTTAGTAACCTTCCGGAGCAAGGTGTGTAACAGATCGTAGCCCTCGAGTTTGCTCATATGCTCAATAACATCGAACAAACATATGAGATCATAAGTAGGGAAAGACTCCCAAGAAATGGATCGAACGTCCTGAACTATTACTTTGTTGTAAATGTACTCGTGTAAAGGAGAGATGTACTTGGAATAAGCTTCGATACAATCAATTCGAACTTTCCACTCAGGAGGAAACACCCTCCAATTCCAAACATCCAAGTACTCCCTAAAGAGTACACCCCACTTACCGAAACCCGGACCAATATCCAAAATACTTTGAGGTTTCAAATCAAGAACTTCTGTCAAGATTTTCGTGATCGCGAACGGATTGCTTGAGGGCATTTTGACCTCCATGCACTTCTTCAAAGCTATCAACGGAACGTTCCAAAGCTGAAAGAACACGAAGTAACTGGAGCCGAAGCTCGCAAAATAACTGAGACAACTCTTCCTGTGCAGCAAGGATACTTTCCTGTTTTCGGTTAATTCTAAGGATAATCCCAGCAATACAACTAATCCCGTTCCGAAAATCGTGAACAAACTCAGGAGACATTATCTTCGAACCCAAAACTGTTGCAACGTGTGGAGTTCCGTGCTTAAACAATTTATGTCATCAATCGGATGAAAACTCAAGTCAGCCAAAAACGAAACATCTTTCTCAGAGATTTCTGTGCCCCAATCATGTACACCGAGTACACTTCTCGGGGGAAGGACAGGTGCGTAAACCTGAATCTCACGTGGTTTATTCCCATCGTCACAGTACAAGAAAGAGGGCGCCTGCCCTAAAAACTCAAAAATTCTCAACTTAGTCCGTTGACATTCAAAAATATCACCTCTTAAGAAAGGAAATAAATCCGTGACTCTCTTATCAGCGCGATCAACCGACAAGAAACGGTGACCTCGAACTTGACACTCTAGCCACAGAAAAGTTGAAAGAGCACCTCTATAAGTACCCAACTCAACAACCTGAGCAAAATCAAACTGGTCAAAAACTAGATCCAAGATATAGAGTGACGCAAATGAGTGTTGAATCGGAATACCAAAGAGGCGATTATCCGGGGACAATCGTTCAAGAACGCTCATTGGCACAACTCCTTGCAAATTACGGAATCCTTCTGTGAAAGAAACTGCACGATCTTCGAAAAAAGGGTTGAAGGGCGCTCACGTACATAATCCGGCGAGAGATAAAAGTTGTTTCGACGAAGCGTGGTACCCCATAAATGCACAGAGAATACCTCTCGCGTAAACAAATCCTCAACCTCTCCAGAGAAAGGAGAAAACAGTTTCTTCCATTCCTGCCAACTAATGTAGTAATGATGATTCCTATTCCAATCAACTAGGAAGTACTCTTCTAGTTCAGTAAACCATTGAGACCCTACTAAATTAAAAGTATTGGGCTGCCACCGGTTAGTAAAATTCTTATACATAAACTCCAAAGCCTTGTGCCCTTTCTCCGTAAAAAGAATACCGTTGCTTAAATGAGAGCCGTCTTCAGAAGAAATATAGGAAGAACCAGTTACAAGGGGTTGAAATGGACGAAGAGCCAGCGTATCTGTATCGCAATAAAAACCCCCAAACCGGTACAATGCGTAAATTCGAAAAAAATCGGCTTTATTAACTACCTCATAACGACCGTGCAAACTCGAATAAATAGAAAATGCCTCTTTCTCAAAGAACTCTTGAGGAGTTACAACTTGGGTTACCTCCGGGAAATAAGTTTCTCGAACGAACTCAAACGGCATGTCTACCTCAGAAACATCCAAACACATAATTACTTCATCAAATCCAGCCACTGCACATAAAGAAGACACACTTACAGTAACATATAAAGGTACATCACCTCTTACCAACCAAAATAGATAACAAGTCTTAGATAGGTTTAACAATGAATCCATCAATCGACCCCCAGTTACCTTTAGAGTTTATCTCTTCCAACCACCTCTCTTTAGACCAATTTAACATGTCAAAGACTTCACTACGATTTGATGCAATTACAGGGTTGATAGGATGATACAAGTGATAGAGAGTTACAGGGAGAGGCCTCACCTTGTAACCTAGGACCTCTAACTTAGCCCAGTGAGCGTTGTCTTCACTCGTCCTTCCAAAGAACCTCTCGTCCATACCCTGAAAATCGAAGTAAGTATCACGATAGCACACAAAGGCTCCTCCGGCAGCACCTGCCTTAGAAGGGCGACAAGCCCGAGACGGAGACGTAATTTCTACTTCATACCTTGGGAGCGAGAGTGACCGAAGAGTATCCTTTTCACTCAAGTACACAATACAGTTCCAGGCAGGACCGACATAGTCCTTGGAAGTAACCTGCTCACGTACAATACGTGAGAAGTCGGGAGGAAAGACCAAATCAGCATCAATTAGAACAACTATATCACAAGTCGAAAGATGACGAACTCCAATGTTGAAGTTCCAGGCCCTGTTGTACGGGGTCGATGTGTAAATCTTCAAGTACTTCAACTCAGTATCCTCAGCTAAAACAGGAGATAACACATTACGAGTTAGTGCTTTAAAAGGACCAGACTCAACGATGCAAATTTGCTCGATGTCTTGGAGAGAGGAAAGACACTTAAGAAGTAAAGGAAGACGTCGCTCATGATGTTCATAACCAATTACTATAGAGATTGTCCTATCCATCACAAACCTCACTTGCCTCTAACAAAAAAAGGAGTTAACCTCAACTAAGAACACTAATCAAGGAGGCTCAATGTTAGCGAAAAAAATAACACCAGGAAAGTTCAACGGGCGTCAACACGACTATGTAGCTTTCATCTTCAACGTGAAGAAAATTAACACGCGCGAACTGTTATCATTCATACGTAAAAAATACGGAGCACGGCTCGATTTCATTGTTGAACCCAAGTACGATGGTCTCTACATCCAAATTAGTAAAGAAGGTAACTCCATTAAAGCGTACAGTGACCAAGGCAATCCATTACAACTACCAAATCCAATCATAGAAGCCCTAAAGAACCTCCCCTGTAACAACCTTGTCGCAGAGGGCGAACTGGAAACTTACGTAAACAAAAAGCACCAACCACGAGGAATTACCATTGGTTTAATCCATAGGAGAAGGAAAACTCGCAACAACGTTCACGCGGTATTGACTCTTTTCGATTGTCTCTACATAGACAATAAAGATATCTCTCATCAAACAACACTGGAGCGCCTAGAAGAACTCAAGGCACTTCCCATCCCCTCAGAACTAACTCCTATAGATACACCCCTAAACAGGGTCCCTTACGAGCGAGCAAGGTCTCTCTCAGAGGTCGACAAGAACGTCCGCAAGTTCTGTAAAATCAGACACTTTGAAGGAGCAATACTCAAACCAACTAAACAAGATGCACATAATTTAACATTCATCAAGTTTAAACGGTATATAGAATTCGCGCTCAAAGTTATTAACAGGATCCCCACAAAGACAAAAGGTGTCTATAACTACGACCTAGGAGCTGCAAACGAGAAAGGAGATCTCGAACTAGTAGGAAGAAGTCACAACTCCGAACTTTACTTGAACAAGGGCGACGTAGTAGCAGTAGCTTGTTACAACGTAAGTGTTTACATAGACAACGAGGGAAAGAGGGTAAGAGTACGTCTTTACAGCTCAACAATACAAAACAAAACCACAGCTCCAGTTAACACCATCAGAACTATCCTACAAACAGCAAAAAGCTACAACATGCTCGAGGTACATAAAATTACTTAAGACTAGACACCTCAAAGACAGTCTTAAGATCCAACCGAGCTCCTAAGCACCGAACAAGATGTCTCATCGCAGACACCGTGCTTCCTTTCTTCCCAATTAGAAACGAGAGCGTCTTAGGAGAGTCAGCTTTAACCGTAAACAACACAATTGAATCCCCTTTGTAAGTCTCAACGGTTACAGTATCCGGGTCGTCCACCAAAGCCTTAACCAGTTGAGTGACAAGTTCGGTTAACTCTTTCACTTTATCAGTATTACTCATAACCTACCTCCTTAAAACTAAACTGAACTGAACATTCAACAAGAGAAAATTTACCCTCACAAATGGCCAAAGTCAAGTGACTTTTTCACGCGCAGTAGTAAGACGTGTACATACAACCTGAGCCAACTTCCGCGCTAGCTCCATAGCAGCTTGAGCATTGGGTAAAACCGCAGCGGCAACACGAACATGACCTCCCGAATCACCGTCGTAAACATCACGAAGAATCTCGTGTAAAGGTATTACACAATCAAACTCCTTCCACGGGTTATAAGAGACCGACAGGCTGACTGCAGGTGAATCCCAAGGAGGAATACTACGAATGTGTATTAAAAAGTCTAAATTCGGTTGAACCAAGAAAGCGGCATACCGAGAGGAAAACTTATAACCAACAAAGGAACATATCCCTACTAAGACGTCTTTGTCTTCATAAAGGACCAAATTCTTTTGTAAGAAATCTATAGACCTCTCTTGCTTCCAAGTATACCGTCGATAAGCATCGTCTACTTTCGGATGGGAGAGTATCTGGTCGGGAGGAACTTGACATATCATTTTCAGCAACTCGGCTCTGAAAACATCATCGTTGAACGTTTGAGACATAGCAACAGCAACTCTTAACGGCGGGTCCTTCATTAAGACGGCTTGTTCAGCAGATTCGTAGCGAGCACTATCAACCATATCAGCCCAAGGTACTAGAGACTCCAACAGAGGGTTCAACTTAGCTAAAGGTTCAAGAACTCTAGCACAGGAAGGGGCGTCGGAGTCATAAAAGCAAACTCCCCGAGTTATTTCGGAAGAGTCTGGAACAAACCTTTCCTGGTGATGATCAGCCCAAATAAAGAAGTCAGAAGAAGGAAGAGCACGACTATATGGAAAGTCAGTTACCACATTAACAATAGGGTCAAACCGATAGGAATCCCAAACTTCAGGAGGATAAGTCGAATACTCAACAAAAGTAATCTTATCCAAACTTAAACCAACTTCCTTACAAAAATTATATCCAATTGCACCTGACACCAAACCGTCAAAATCTCCGTGCGTGTAAATACTAAACTTCATTCGATTCTCCTTTCTGTTCAAACTGCTTCTTCAGCGCAAAAAGGCCCAAACAAATCAAGTCCTCATTAAGAGCAAACTTCCGTGACGTGTTCACTACCTTCTTAAACAGGTACCTAAAGAACTCATCCGCTTTATTACGTCGCGGAAAAGATAAAACTCCCTCGCTAAACATAAACCACAGTAGGGCCTTACAACAAAGATCCCAACCATCTTTTCCGCTGTCGCGGGGGCCATTTAAATCCCGATGTAAGCGGGACATCACTGCGTCCAACAAGCCATATAAATTCTCACCACTATACTCCTCATCCATGTCTAACCCAATAAGAGAAACGCGGAAATCTCCTCTCAAACCACTTTAATTCAGTTGCTTGCCTGAACACTTCAAGGGCTTCTGTCACGGACAAGAAAGGGAGTAGAAACCCCTGTACTAAAATCCTCCGAAACCCGAAGTAGGAGTCGATTCCAACTGCAGTCAAAATGACTCCGAAGTAGAGTAAGAATTTACAACACGTCCTAAGAAGTATGTGACTATCAAACCGCCGATACTTCAAAGACAAGTACACACTTAGGACTAGTTCCACAATCACCAGACAAACCAAAATCACCATTTGACTGGCGCAATAAGGAGACAACAACACGCCGCTCATTAAGGTAAACATACCCTTAAACATGAACTTCGACCTCACTTTCCCGCAACTCCATTAAAAAGAACTAAGTGTTCACGGGTACCAAACCTAAACCCGTACTTCATGCAAAACTCAAAACACGCGAGACCTTGTTCTACGTAAGAATCCCTAGTTCGAGACTCAGGCATTACGTAAATATCTTCTTCCGAAGCAATTCCGAGCTGGGAAGCGCACTTGAACACAAACTGCGCAAAAGTGTAATCATCAACCTTCTTATTATACACAACCTTAAGTATCTTTTTAAACCCTCGAAAAGACGTTAAGTTAAGATAGGATGAAGTGTGTAACTTCGGACTAACTGAAAAAAGAGTATCAAACTTCGCCCATTCCCTACTAGGAGGAATGGTCCCGTTAGTCTCAACGTTTAACTTTGGCAATAACTCTGAAGGAACTCTGGACAGGTATTGCACCAATTCCCGTTGTTGAAGTAACGGCTCTCCACCCGTAATCACAAGAAGTGGCAGTCTCTTACTCTTCAATAATCGCAGAAAATCTCCTTCTGCACACAGTGAAGGCGAAGTTTTTATGGGAATAGCATAACTCGTATCACACATCCGACAAGGGCCACACGGCAGATTAACAAGATTGCAGCCTTGTAGGCGCACAAAATGGGCAGGGACTCCAACATAAGGACCTTCACCCTGGATGCTCTCAAAAACCTCACTTACTCGCAGCATAAGCACCTCCTAAAACCACATGAGAGGCAAAGTTAGTAAACTCACACAAGAAATATCCGTTGATGAACAAATATGGTTGAACGCGTGTTTGCAAGTTATCTATCGGAGTGATTAAGAAAATGTTACTCCCCTCTTTACGGGTCAGTATGTAAAAAGCATCACCACCAGAGAGCTGATGACACTCTTGAATGAATTCGCGCAGCTCTGGGGTAAACCCCCTCTTGAGTAATTGGTTCAGAGAGAGCTTGAGGTAACGACAAAACAGCAGCCCCGGGCGAACTAAAGGAACGTCAAAATACCTCTCATCCCCAAGTAAATACCCTTTCAACGAGTAATAATCAGTACTCCGAACTAGCGTCGGATGAAGTATCTGAAGAACTCTCTTCTCCAGGTAAAGCTGTCTGGACTCCGTCTTCGTGGGAAACATCGCCCTTCCTCCACTTAGGTGAAAGCAGAACTTGATTGGTTCGAAGATTACGAAGTTGAAGAACCGTGTTAGCAAGAGGCCCGTAGTAGGTCTCTACCACCAACTTCTCAATCTCTGAAAAAATCTCAACCGGAGGTGTACCTTGAAATTTTTCACCTTTGAACTCTTTCCAACCACCTCCACCCAAATCCTTGAGAATACCCGTCTCCTTCGCGAACCAAGTAACAAACTCGGTATCGTCAAAACCAGAGTCAAAATAATAGGTGACCGGAGCGGTCAAGTAGGGACGGTAAATCTTATTCTTAACCGCCGTCACAGACAGTTTCATTCCTACTACCTCATTTTTCCTCTCAGGATGAGGAATTAAACTTACTCGCTTCAATTGTAGTTGAAGGCAACTGTGAAAATCAAACGCGTGACCACCAATCTTCGAAACTCCACTAGCACCCCAAATACTGATCTTTTCCTTTTGCTGATTGGTTGCAACAAACAAAATATTCAAATCTTCCAAAGCGGTCGTTAGTTGACGAAGTCCTTTCGAAAGGAGCCGTGCGTGAAGGCCTGCGGCCTTATCTGAAAGATCATCGTCTATTTCCTCAAGGACAGGAGTGGCTGCGATAGAATCCCACGCAAATATACGTGGTGGGGGTGCGGGGTGCTTTTTGAAAAGAGTACAAAGAGTCTTAAATGTCTCAACGGCTTCTTGGACGTGTTCAGGGTTCACAACGAGCAGTTTCTCTGGAGAGACGCAGAAGAGCCTCGCCCAATCATTAGTGTAAGCGTGCTCTGTATCAGCGAGGACAGCGGTCCCTTCTAGTACATGGGCAGAGCCAAGAAGTGCTGCTACAATAGCAGATTTCCCTACTGACTCAAGACCAAAAATCTCTACAACTCTACCTAAAGGGAATCCAGGAGCTCCTGTTACATAATCAAGGGGTAACACCCCTGAAGGAAGATAACCTCGTTCGTCTTGAGAAATTGTATCTAGAGTAGAAGTCGCACACTTGAGTGACTTTCTAGCAGCTTCTAACCATTCCATCTCCTACCTCCCATTAACAGAATGGTAGGAGAGTATATTCTACTCCCCTACCAGTGACTCTATTTATTCATCAACTTATTGAGCAAAGCTTGCATTTTCTGAGGATCAAATTGCTGGCCCGAAGAACTCTTATCAGAAGATGGTGTCTCTACTGCAGGGCTAGCCTGAGCTGGTTGATCAGGCGGAGGTGATTGAGGGGGAGCGCTAGGCGCTGGCTGCGGATTAGGAGTAGATGACTGAGTAGAAGGTGTAACCGGCTGTTGACTACCCGGGGTTCCTTCCCACGGAGGAGTAGAACCAGGCGTAGGGAGACTTTGACCAACAGAAGCCGGAGTCAGTCTCACATTCTCGTTTTGAAGTAACTCAGCTATCTCCTCAAACGGTATCTCCTCAAAGATCGTGCTCAGGTCCTTAAGGCCAGACAAGAAGGTCGGGTCAACCGGAGTTGGTTCAGGATCCGGATACACTTGGTATTTAGTATCCTTAGCCCCAGTGCCTTCACGAACTATGGTGATATTTCTTCCCTGATTCACATCAGTTAGGTCACCCCACTTAGGATCTAGAAAGTACTGATTCAGCGAACGCCATACTGTAACAGGCATACTCCACACTTGAACACCTGCTGAAGGGTTCTCTAAGTCAATCATGTTCACGAGGAACTTGTTCATTGTTTGAACCTTATCCTTCAGTACCATCGCAAAGGCCGAGTCTTGCAACATTGAACATACAATACAACCATCTCCTGTACAAAGGACATATCTACTACTCACCCAATGTAATCGAACGGCGTAGTAGTACACTGGAATGTCCTCACGGTAGGGCGGTAAAATCCTAATATAATTCTTCCCTGTTTTAGGTTTCCAAAAATTCCCAGAGCTAAACTTAGCAAGATCATTCTTAATTTTAGCGAGATCAACTGGCATAACAAACCTCCTTTTGTAAAAAAATTAACATCGACCATCTATTGTACTTCTTCTAGGAAAAAGCCTAAACTACTCTTCAAACAAATGATCACCTCCTTTCCAACAATCCCCAACTTCAATTTCAACCGGGATCACTAAATCTGTATTAGCCACAGGGCGCGTGTACAACTCCTGAATTAAACCAACAACTTCATCCAAAACACTCTCATGAACTTCCACCATTATAGCATCATGAAGTTGGATTATCACTCTCGCATCTAGCCCGCGTTCGTTAAAAATCATTTGGAGCATCCAAAGCGTCTGATTAGTATGATCTGCGACAGTACTATTATGAACCAAATAACCTTGGCACACGTAGTAGGGTCGCGGGCCTTGTACGGTTAAATCGTACATCTCTACAACCCGGCCTGTACTCCTAACTTGAGTAACTTCGAAAAAGGTGGACTTGAAGAAAAGATCGAGTTCGTTTCGTTCCTCGGGACTAAACAGAGACCTAAACCTTGTATACAACTCTCGAGCATGGTCATATGATAAACTCTTCTCCTGTATCAGTCTACGAAGTTGAACTTGTTCTGTCTCAGAAAGGCCTCGAGAAGGTAGATGTCGGAAAACCTTAGAAAGGTACAAGTAAGCCGTTTCAGGAAGCGGAGACCCTCCTTTCAAACCTCTCTTTCTGATCTTAGGAAGCGCGTCTCTCTTTACTAGAACAGGTTTATAAAAAGAAACATTCCCTTTCACAGTATTAACTTTAGGCAAAAATGAATCTTCTAGCTCCTTCAATTTATTATTCAGGGTATTCACCTCAGGAACTACTAACAGCTCCCCTTTTTGCAAATCTCGGACAAACCGTTCTTGAATCCCGTCCTTTGTTAGTACTAACACGCGATGATCGCCGCTTGCGTATAGTGGTGGTCCAAAAGAAGTAGTAATCTCTACTTCTTCCTTCCAACGAGGTCCTTGTAGAACGGCAGGAGTGAACTCCTTGCTGTCAAAAACTCTAACTCCGTCACACTCTTCAACCGGTATGTAACCATACTCTGTTAGAACAAGAGAACCCTTACACACGCATTGCGGAAGAAAATTCAGGGCTTGTCTTTCCCACACAGGCATAAACGCACAATCTCGAGGAAAGATGCGCGTCCTTCCAAAAACATTTCGAAGTTCTCGCTGCTCCCGAGCGGTTTGTACGGCGTAGTCCAAAAACGTTGGAATCTCAGGATAGGCTTCAAACAACGAGTCAACGATTCTTTGTGCCTCTTCTAGTGAAAGCTTGAACTGATCAGCCATGCTACGCGCCCCGCGGCCGTAGCTGATACCATAAACGGCAAACTTTGCCAGTTTCCGTTCAATATCTCCTTTCTTAACCTTTTTCTTAAATATCCGCTCTGCCGTTTGAATATGAAAATCTTCACCCGAGTTTAACTGGTCGAGCATGGTCTTACACCTTGCATACCACGCGAGAGCATACAATTCAGCACTGTTCAAATCTGCCTCTATGAACTTGTACCCCTTAGGTACAGTGAAAATAGATCTAACTGCGGATTTAGGAATTGTCTGAATAGGAGGGTCTGCAGCACTTAATCTACCGGTCACAGTACCGGTAACTTTAAAATCTGGGTGTACTCTCCCATCATTTTCAACAAACTTCCAAATCCCTCCTTTACCTCCAGAAAGGTAAGTAGAGAGTAACTTTTGACGGGCTCTGAGTTTGAGCAACGAAGTAATTACAGCGGACTTCTTGGGATCAGAGCCTACTTTAGACTTCAGCTTCTGTAAGGTTCCCTCATCAGCCGATGCGTTTCCTGTCGGGGACCTCTTCACTATAGGAAACTTCAAATCAGTATACAACGCCTTAGTCAACTGTTTAAAAGATTTGTAATTGAACTCATAACCCACTGCTTGAAAAAGCTGTTGTTCGTTCTGTTGAATCTCGGACACCACACGCTTCGTTAATTCGTCTACTCGTTTCTTATCAACAAGGATCCCTGTTAATTCAACATCGACCAAAGCGAGTTGTACCGGGAACTCAACTTTCCAGTACAGCTCCTCGTACCCTTTCTCTCGTATTTCCTCAATTTGCTTTAGGGCAATCATCCTTGTCACAATGGCGTCATGAGTTGCGTACTTGAACAATATTTCTTGCGGAATTTCTGCATATGACTTAATCTTATGCTCCTTCTTGAACTTCTCTAACTCTCGGTCGTACTTTGGGTAATCCAAATACAGTGTAATAAGCGTATTCAAGTCAGCAGGGAGGTTCTCGTTCAACACGTGCTGAGCAATCATGGTATCGAAGTACATGTTAGTTACACAGAACCCGTTCCTCTTCAGGAACCGGAGGTCAAACTTGCAATTCTGGGCCACTTTACGGCATCGAGACGCAAGAATACGCTTGATGTAAGGAACAACAATCGGGTCATCCATTGGAATAGTATACCCAACCCAATCTTCAAAAGAGAGGGAGAGACAAATGATCGACGATCTAAACGGGTTCGTATCGGTCGTCTCCAAATCGAATGACATCAGTGTGTCTTCTGGGAGTGACTCTACCAACCTTGTCAACTCCTCAAGTGCTCCAAGGGTATTGATCTGGAAAATCAACGGAGAAGGTTCTGAGTAAGCCCCTTCAACAATTCTGGCCAACTTTCTCATATCAGCCTCGAACAGCCATCGAAGCTCGGGCTGTCTCATTACACCCGCCGGATGAATTGTGGGTAACACAGGTCCTACTTCAGTACGGAGTAGGAACCCCCTAGCGGACAGAATAGAAGTAAGCTCACCTCTAGTTACATACTCAAGAGCTTGTCCACCAAATGTAACGATCAATCTTGGGGAAATGCGTCGAAGTTCCGTATGAAGTCTGTCATAACAGAAAGTCCTCTTCACTTTAGGAACAGGAGTTAAGACCTCACAAACACAAGCATTAGTAATGTATAAATGTTCTCCACGGGTTTCTAAAAACTTATCAAAGGTTGGAGGTCTAGTACCAAGGATAGGAATGAGAAACTTGGCTATCTCTTCTCCTGACTTTCCAACAAACGGCCTTCCTTCAAAGAACTCATTAATACCCGGGCTCTGCCCAACTATACAAATAGGTGCGTGAACACTCCCTTCCGGAGGAACAAACCTAAGGGAATTCCGATATAGAGGACAGGCACGGCAATACTCAAGAATGTGTGTATGCAACTCCATCTCAATAACCTCCTCAGTTACGGTTAATTATTTGCCAGTAGAACCAGCGCCACCGCCCCGATTGTGTAAAGAAGCGGGCAACGCATCGACTGTCACTAACTCCAAACGCTCTAGTGGTAGGATCAGCATTTGGAGGACTCGCTCACCAGTGTGTACTACTAAAGCACTGTCAGAAAGGTTAGTCACAAAAGGCTCAACAAAGTCGAGGTAACCAGGATCGTAAACAGATAAACACAGTAAACCCTGTCGTCGCCAGGAAGACCTTGGTACAATTAAGGCAAAGTAGTTTCTTGGTAAAGCCATGCGAAAGCCGCAGTGCAACTTAACTGTTGCTTGACTAGGGATTAAGTAATCTCCGGGGGAATCACCAAGCGAAGGGGATACCGTGTGAGTAACCAAATCGTAGCCGGCGGAGAACTGCTCACCTCTACGAGGGACGTAAATCTTATCAAGGGCCTCAATCAAAATATCCTCTGGAAACAACATTACCTAACCTCCTTTCAGTTACCTAAATAGTTAAACAGCGCAAAATTAAAATCCGATGACCAAGCAAACGCGACAGCGTTGTGTGCATGAATACTCTCGAAATGAGTAACTTTAATCAGGTAAGGGAGCGCACGCTTTTCGAGTTCAAGACCAATCAACCGAACCATATCCTCTACAAAAACAGGGTTCAAATAAGCACGCTCTGTTACGTATTTCTCATCAACCCGCTTCAAGCATTCCCTGATTGGCGCGCTAGCGCCATTTTCGACCACACCCACTAAATCTTCAAACAGGACCTCGTTGTTGGGGGGAGTGGTAACTGTGACAGAGGCAACTGATCGCTGATTATGCGCTCCAAACTGAGAAATTTCCTTACTACAAGGACATAATGACGTGTAAGGAACGTCAACACTTATCAGTATATAATCAGGGTACCCTTTCATCCTAATACCTGTAACTTTAACTTCAACGGGTAGAAACTGATCGATCTCACTCACAGGAGCAGTAGTAGAAACTAAATAAGTAAAAGATACCTCTACTCGTGCATTCTCGTTCTCTAATCGACCTGTAACTGCACCTAACGTGTCGGAAACGTTTTGGGTTAACAACTTCTTCTCAGAAAAGACGTCCTGAATTACCTCGTAAAAACGCGACATATGAACGCCTTTCACTTCCGGGTTTAAAGAACAATACACATTAAAACTTCCAAGTGTTTGCATAAATATTTCAGTAAGAGGGTAGTAAACGTAAACAGGGTACCGGATACCCTCGACTCCTACCCAAGGTAAGTAAACTTTAGGAAATCCTTCACTTCGTGATTGTACATCAGGAACGCTCATGCTACCTCCTTATACACAAATTCTCTTAAACTCATAAAAGAACCCGAGGTCACCTCCAAACACGGGGAGTCCCACAGTTGAGAAGTATCTGAAGGAGATCCGTCTAAACAGAAAACGGCGTAAGTCTTCACTAAGTAGGTCTGATAGAGTTCTACAGCTGCTCTCACTGATTCTTCCCACGAATCATCATCCCAAAATACAAGGAACTTCCTAACCCCCTTTGCTAAGAGTTGGTTAGTTACAGACGAAGAAATAAAGTGTCCAAAAACACAAACGGCCAAACCTTCCAAACGATAATAATCAAAAATACCTTCAACAAAAATCGCAAAGTCTCCAACTAGCTTATCAGCACCTAGCAAAACCCCGTTCTTACGGAATCCCTTCTTAGTCAAATACTTCGGTGCGTCAGGTGCACTAGAAAACAGGCGAATCTGAAAATTATCCTGATCTATAGGAATCACTAAACCATAACCCTGAGTAAAGAAAACTAAGTTCACCTTCTGAAAACGATCGAGTGCGTGTTTCCTCTCAAGAAGACGATAAACTTCGGGGAATTGATCTCGAACCTCTGTCAAACTATACTCAACAAACCTACGAGGATCCCAAGTTGAAGAAGAGTCAGTGTGTCCCGAACTCAGAAATCCTCGGTAAGGAACTAAAGACTTTCGGTCCAACTCAGATGAACGACCTTTACTACCACATCGAAAACAAAGATAGCGTTTAGCTGCCCAATTTACATACAACTTCCCTTTTACATCAGGAGACTTTCCTCTATAATGGCAAAAAGGGCAATAGTATCGTTCCCATTCAGTAGTCATTTCTACTCTCCGGAAAGGACCGGGGTATCTTAGCCTTATCAATTTTAGTAATAGGGGGACAGTAAAAAGTAGCCGTAGGATAATGAAGCTCGACCTGGCATCCGTAATAGGATGAGCACCTTCTTGAATAGTCAAGAGAGATATCAAAAATCCGACTGGCAAGAACTGCCGACTCGGTAAACTGAGTTAGGTCAGACATAGTAATAACGTGATCACAATCATAAATAATCGCATAACTATGTCCAATCTGTGAACCCTTAATTCTCTCTTTAAGTCCGCTCTTTAACCGATTTGCTTCCTGCATCTTCATAGCTTCTCTAGTAGTTCGCGCAATTGTCCACAAAGCAACATTTTTCTCTTTAGCAAAATCGTGTAACCATTCAAATACATCCGTCCCTACTGCATACAACCTTGAACGATCTGAGATGTTCTCAGATTTAATCAAATTCGCATAATCAATCAGAACTAAATCAAAAGAGTCACCAATTACATCACACAACTGATCATACTTCGCCTCAATCGCTGAGAACGAGGCTCTCTTAGAAGGAATATCTACTAACTTAAGAGCTGCTGGAGGTCGTAAAAAATACTTTAGATAGCGTTCTATTAAAGTAGCATTCTTCGCGTAATTCTCCTCGGAAATCCGGAGCGGGGACTGCCCAAACTGATTCACTAAGGTAAGGTCGTACCGCATAGCGACCTCAATAGCGGGCATTTCTAAAGTAAAATGAATAACCTTAACCTTCCCTACCACAAGTGCATGCGCTCCGATCCAGTTCAATAAATAAGACTTTCCCACTTTAGGTGGCGCAATGATAAGAGCAACCTCTCCAGGCAAGACAAACCGAAAAGTCCCAAGTTCAAAAGGAGTAGGAACTCCCAAACGTTGACGAAGTGATTGCCAGTGCTCGATCCTCTTTGAAATGTCGTCACTCAAATCAAGCACGCCAGTAGACTTCTCTAAGATTGCCAGATTCTTAAATAGAGAGGGAAGTTGATCAACTTTACCCTTTGTGAGTAACTGGGAAGCTTTTTGCAGATACCTTTGAGCACGTCTGAATTTAACCCACTTAAGAATTTCTTCAGCAATGTACTTCCTATCTCCTTCTTGCCAAGTACACTCAGACCACTCAGTAAAAAACTCAGAAGCCAGCTGCAACTCTTCTGGGGTTAACTTCTGCTGAGATATCTCCTTAAAGGCGTTCAAGACCACTTCAGGGTGTGGTAGGGTCTTATACTGAAGAATCAAATCTCGGATCGCTCGGAAAAGGAATTGGTAAACCGGCTGAACAAAATCTTGTTCCTCAACCATCAGGAGCAGCTCAACATCTCGTACCGTAACGAAATAAACAAGGACCCAAACTTCCTTCATACTACCTCCATAACACGTCGGAAGAACCCAACAACGGAACTTTTACGAGAAGCGTACTGCAAAATCAACCTCCAGTCACTGAAGGAAGTCTCTCGAATTATCTCCTCGAAATAACGAGGGGCCAACTGTCGTATACCATACTCTTTCAAATAATTATTCAACCGCATTAACTGCTTAACAGACTTAAGGTTGTCAAATAACTCTATACCAAAGCGGGGATAAACTCTTCTCAATACAAAAACTAGGTCTGCAGCTAGGTCCTGGAGCTCAAGCTGGGTCAAGTACGTGAACATCTCCAAACCTTTTATACAAAGCAATTCTGAAATTACCTTGTGATCGGAGAACAGGAGGGAACTGGTCCCATATATCAAAAAAAGCTAGTCGTTTACCCTCTTCAAATCGAAGACCACGTCCAATTCGTTGAATTATAGCAATCTGAGATCTCACACATGCCGCATTTATTATCGAATAAATCGAGTGATTATCAACGCCTTCCTCAATAACACGAGTGGCAACCAAAACACCTCTTTCTAACTTCCTAGCTGCCTCCCTTTCTTCCAACCTGGACTTATAACTCACAGTCAAACTCCCAGGTATCAAACTCTTTAACTGCTCTAAATGGTTCATTCGATGAACTAAGACCAAAACTACTTTCTGTGTACGTTGGAGCTCTAAATCACACAGTAATTTAATCAAAGCGTTACGATCCTGATCTAAAGCTACGAACTGCTGATAGATCCAATTACTGTCTTGTAAGCGCCAACCAGGTACGGGATAACGCTTGTTTGAATACTTTAGAACGTAAAAATCAACAGGGCACAACAACTTCTCCTTCAAACCCACAGAAAGATCTGCCACATCAACCCGGTCCCCAAAGAGAACTCTCAATTTCTCATCAAGTCGATCGCTCCGACCAGAAGGAGTCGCTGTAAATCCATACCAACGAGGCGCTTCTGTATGCATCAGAGTCTGAATATAACTAGGTGCTAGCGCATGGACACACTCATCTACTAGTACCACATCAGCCTTAAAAGGAAGAGAACGTAAGCTCTGAAATGTAGCAACTACTATCTGACTATCGAACTCTTTTCGTCCTCCAAAAACGCGCCCGAACTCTAGTTGAGGCATCCAGTCCCGTAGTCGTTCATAATTCTGTTTAGCGAGGCCCTTGTTATGGACAAGGATCAAGACTTTAGAATTGCGGAAAGCATAAACAAGGGCTCCGATCAAGTAAGTCTTACCAATCGATGTAGGGCCCACTACAAGAGCTGATCGCTTGGAAAGAATGTTATCTAGCGCAGTTCGCTGAAATGGTTTAAGCTCGTAAGGAAGGTCATCTAAAGAGAGAGGAGTACATTCAGTAGTATCATCTTCAACTTCCAACTTGATGGAAGAAGGGAACAAACTCAGAAAGGGAGACGGGAAATAACGATTCTCAAAGAAATACTCCTTCTTATCGGAGGACCACGAAACGTGCCGTCCCTTATGAGGTTCATACTTAATCCTCATTGAAGAAACAGGAAATGAAAGTGCGCTCTTAACTAAGTCCTTCTCAACTTCAGAAGCTTCTATTACCTCAGCAAGCGGGCCCTTAACTCTAACTTTCATTAAAAACCTCCTTTAGTGCATCTCCTCGTATCTCTAACGACTTTCCTTTCCTAACCACCTTGAAAAGGGCCATGTAAGAATAGTGACTCTGACTAGTACTAGCTGAAAACATCAATGGGAACATAACACACTGTAATAGTTTAAAATAACGAAAATCGTTGAACAAAACAACTACGTACTTCACAAAGTTCTCATTCCGCTTAATCCAAGCCAGCACACGAAGAAATGAATGTCGTGAAACTAACCAAACAACAGCGCACGAGATCTTCAATAAAGGGAACTCGATCTGGTTCCTACTTAAGTCATCCGAAACTACAGAAGACATAGCTTGTCGGATCTCTTCGCTCTCGGGGTCCGCAAGGTCGATCCAATAAAAAGCATCTGGCGCATACTTAAACGCCATCAAAGCCTTAATGTTGTAACACAACCAGCCAGACGATTCAATAGTAATGACACAGAAAGGGGTATTCTTACCCGTTCGAGAGATCAGAGAGCGCAACGTGAGCGAAATACGTTTAACCTGATCGTCCGAAAACCATTCAAAGTAAGGAACGACTTGGGGTAACTTAGAATAATAGTTAATCATATTTTCCTCTTTAAGAGCAAAGACGCGCCAATAACGCAGGACATCTTGATACAAGTACATCTTATAAACAACGCGTAACTGTCGCCTTATTATACGTTGCATTTTAAAAGGAAGATGTTTCGGAACTAGATAAGGGTAAAAGTACGAGACTTTCTCAGGTAACAAAACCTTATAAAAGAAGGGCATAGCATAAAAGTACTCCTTTAAAAGAGTTTCAGGACGCCCAGCGTAACCAAATTCCGTCAGTGCGATTGACTCGCACTCAACGTGGAAAGGACAACTAAGACAGCGCGAGTCGACAAAACTGAAAAACCCCCTACACATAGAGGGGTTCTCAATCTGATAAGCTCTCCTAGCTCCGTAATTTAGCAAATAAAATTCACCTCGCTGTAACATCACGCATGATGTGTTGTTAGAATTACCTGAGGGAACAGTTTAACCACTTCAGAAGACAACAAAGACATCAACAGACTAAAGAAGGTCTCATCCAAAGAATCCCCAATGGAGTCGAGGAGTAAAGGGAACTGTTCTACGCCATGAAGCGCGGAAGTGATATAGGAAACAGCAACACGGAATACAGTAGCAACAAAATCACGTTGACCCACCGATAACTTGCCAAAAGGGCGTCCATCTACCACTAAATCGAAAGATGGTGTAAGAGTAACTTCTCTAAATGGTGAGCCAGTCAGTAACTTCGACGCTAGTGTAGAAACCGAGTTTAATAAAGGAACAGACACACTGTCCAAAAAGTCTCGAAGAGCAGCGCGAGCTTGCAACACTGTTTGACTTCTTAACAACTGTTCACGGAGTTCGAGTAGACTAGCAAGAGAAGTCTCGCAAGCCTTCTTCCGCTCGATTAAAGCTAACATAGTCTTGTGATCTTCTACAGTAAGGCTTCGATCAATTCGGCGACGCTGTTCCTCTGTTAACGTTACTGCCATAGGTAACTGTGCGAGTTGACTACGAACGTTGGCTAATTCCTCCTGGACCTGAGTAAGTCTACCCTGAACCACGCTACGATCAAATTGAGTAGAGCCACACACGGGGCAACTAGTACTCTGCACGTTACTAACTTTAGTAAGTAACTCGACCAAATAAGACAAAGTAGTCATTCTCTGAGTGAGCTTCTGCCGTTCACTTACAACATCCGGCTTCTCCCGAGCTTCTTGCTCTAAGAGGTACAATTGTTCGCGATGAAAATTCTCGCGGGAAACGTCAACAGCCGCTAGTTCATCTAACTCCTTCTGAAGAGAAGTAATCTGTTCCTCAGAAACAGTAGATACGCTACGAACTCCGGGAGAAGTTAACGAATTAATCGCCTCCGTTACTACATCGAGGCGAAGTAGCTCGGAAATCATCTTCCTTCGCAATGGAGGTTTAGCTTGAGCAAGTAGTGCTGCCTCACGCTGATTGCAACAAATCGTCGCCTTAAAAAGCGCCGCGGGAACAAGCTTATCCCTCCAAAAACCAGAAAGCTCGTTTAACTTCTTGATCTGAACATCGCCGTACTTAAAATTGACACGGGAAGGTTTCAAGTGACGTGTCAAGGAGAAAGGAACACCTCGAAATTCTCCTTCTAACTTAACAAGAGAAGCTCCAACTGAGCCCTCTCTAATATAAGACTCTGTACTTTCGTCAAGGACTCTGGACCCGTAGATAGCAAAACTAATCCCTTCAATCAATGAAGACTTACCACCGCCATTAGGAAGCACCACAACGTTTAAGCCAGAAGTGAACGTAAATTCAGAGTCCTCATAACAGTTAAAATTCACTAATCGTACATTTGATATCTTCAAGACGACTTCCCTCCTAATGATTTTTCCTCTAAAGTCTCTATTGCTAACTTAATAGCAGCTGGTGAATACTTAGTTTTATTTGCCTGACAAAACTCACGGAACGAATCCAAAATAGAGCCTACTATGGGTAGATCACGTTCCAAGTCATCCTTCACATCAACTTCATCAGTGATTCGCACTGTAACATGCAGTGCGACCTTTCTAACCTGATTGACCCAATCCAGAGAAGCAGAGGAAGGAATCACGCATCTAACAACTGCATTTCTTACCATCTCGAGATCTTCTGGGGGCTTCGTTAGTTCAACGAAAGGACGAGTTTCAATCTCAACAAACGTGCGTGACCTTGCAGTTCCGTCACTATAAAAAGTAAACCCGCAGGGAACTCCTAATTGATTAAAAGATACCCTTTCCAAAGCTCCTGCATAAAACGTGTTCTGGGACACTTCAAATGGCATGTGAAGATCACCTAACATAGCGATTTTGTATTTATCAGGGACCTCGATAGCAGAGTCTTTGAACTTAGGAACACGCCGGTCTCGAAGATGCCCAACAAGATAATCCGCCTCGAGGAAGTTGGGTGGAGACTCCGTATATGGAACACAGTAAAAGTAAGATCCCCGAACCTCATAAAGTGAAGGTTGTTCAAACAACACGACGTTTCGTAACAGTGATAACGTAACAAGGGGTGAACTGACTCGATGAATAGAGTTGTCGTGATTTCCTGCTACTACAATTATAGGGCACTCAAATAGAGCTAGAGCGGATTGTGCTACCGCTATAGCCTGCGCGGGTGGTCTTCTCACGTGAAACAAATCACCAGCAATTACTACAACATCAGGGTTTAACTCTCTGGCTTTCTCACAAGCAGTAACAAACGCTCGATAAAAGTCGTACTCACGTATGTTCTTGTTTCCATCAAACTTACCGTAAGAACTAAACCCCAAGTGTGCATCAGCCATATGAACGATACGCATCTGAAACCTCCTTCGAGAGCAAAGTATGCTCTCTTCTCCATCTTAAACGTAATGGTGCTAAATGATAGACAAAACCACAAGCGGGACACTTAACACGCCAGCGATCTGCCCGATGCCAAAATTCGTTGCCGCAACCGCAGCGAATCAACAACAAGTTCGCGGAAGGTGTCCACGTAGCATCAACTATCTTCACGAGGCCCTCCTACGCCTCAATCCCTTCAAGTGAAAGGTACTTCTCAACCCAAACTAAACACTGACGAAGTGCTTTACTCTCTAGCTCGATAGTGTAATCTAACCACTCTACAATACCGTTAGAAGTCACTTGTTGAGGTTCAGGTGGTGAGAAGTGACGAAAAGGGAAAGAAGTGTCAAAACTTCTTACAAAAGGGAGCCGTAAATAAAACGGTATCTCTACATCAGGAGTAACTAGCTCCAATATGTGTACCGGCTTACTGTTGGTAAACTCCTCACAAAGGAACGCAAGAACAGCAAAACGCCCGAATAACTCTCGCAAACTCGCTGAATAAGTGGGTAGTACACCCGTTACTACCGATGTCTTACTAAGACCGAGTACACTAATATAAGGATTCTCTGCCATAGAAACTAAACACTGGAAAAAATCAGTAGCATTCTTTCCCTGAGGTACACCCATAAGGGATAAATTCCCAAACAGAGAGTTACTTCTAACCTCTTTCACAAACTGAGAAACGACGTTTAAAGTCCCTTCCCTATCATTAGGAACGTAGGGTAGAACTACCTCGGAAACTTTTAACTCCCTTAGGGTAGGTAAAACATCATCGAAGTCACTCACACCAGCTAGTGTAAGCCAGTGTCCTTTCTTAGCTACTTTCTTATAAAAACGTTTACACTTCTTACTTTGCGTAATTACGTCGAAGAGTACTAAATGGTGGGAAATCCCAAACTGCGTAAGTAGCTCTAGGTGAGGTATAGGTGTGTCCAACATTAACCACATCACTGACCTCCTTCTGACTAAGCAATTATCCCTAACTCCTTCTTAATCTCCTTCATCATCTCAGAAAACGAAGTAACAGTTAAATACTCTTCAGGAGAAGAAGAGCCTAAGGAAGTACTGGGGCAATAAGGTCTTTCTGGGCACAATAAGCAAACAAACCCGCTTACCACTTTATCAAGAACCCAGCACTCAGCAACAGGTAGAACCACTGACTTCTTAAGAAAGTGAGAAAAAACGCCTAAATAAAAAGCTTTGTCGATCAACTCTAACTCAGAAGGATCTCTTTTACGACGATATTCCATCACATCAAACGGGCGTAGAGGCCATGAACAAACGTTGCCTAACGTGGACGTAGTGATATTTATAACCCTCTCAGTTAAGCCACGTTTGGTTGCAACCCACGCCAGGTGACGGAGAGCAACAGCTTCGATCTGTCGAACTCGTTCGCGTGAGAGATTGAGAATTTCGGCCAGTTCCTCTAGCTTGTGTGGACCTTGATTAGCGACGCGGATTGTACAATTACCGTACTCAGGAGTAGTACGCTCCCAGTAATAGCAATTAGTCTTAGTACAAGGCTGGGCTGAGGAGAAGCACGGCGGGTCCTTACTGAGATCAGGGAAATCAAGCTCTGTCACCGTCTTCTCCTCCTCACTACAATACTTCCTTCTTCAAAGACCACTTCAAAAGAGTACCCCCTACTCCGTTTCTTCGAAGTCAACGTCTTTAAAAACTGCTCGATCAACCTTGAGGAGGGTTTTCAGTGTCTTGTGGTTGATTCTGACGTACTTGTTGCAATACTTTGGTCGCATACACATGGGAAACGCCGCAGGCCTTTCGTATCTCTCCTGCTTTCGCGTTAGGATGTGCCTTCAAATACTCCAAAATCTCTTTCTTCTTATTACCTCTCATAGCATTACCTCCTTTAACCTTACCTTTTTCATCCGACAAAGAGTTACTGTTATGTTCAACTTTATCTTTAGAAATGTCAACTTTTTTCTCCGCAGAAGTAGGTTGAGAGCTTTTATCAGCTTTTTTCCTGGTCTTCTGCCCTTCCTTCTTCTCTTTTTTCCTCTTATCAGGGATTAACGTGTCAAGTTCGAGTTTACGAGAAAGTGTTGCTTTCTTGAAAAAAGCGCTATCGTACACTACATCATCAACATCCAAATCGGCGATCCCAACCTCTTTAGCAACCTCACAAGTTGCCCTACGTGAGCACGCGAAACACATCAAAGCAGTGTGGTTTCGTTTCAAAACGGGACACCGAACTAACCGAGAAACGTGGTCCCTAAACTCTTCCTTAACATCCTCCTTACTCAACAGACGAATCATAAACAACCTCCTTACATAGTCAACAAGTTGAATAACCGCATCTAGAACAACTCTTACAACCTTGTCCGTTACGTGTCAGAGTGTAATTCTGACACTTAGGACATAAGTCAAATAGTTCTTCTACCTTCCCACTTGATTGTAAAGTATCACTAAGAGCCTTAGCGACGGCGTCACAGATCGAGGTAACACGGCCAACACGACTGTTCACATAGAAGTCTCCTGTTTCAATACCTGATAAAGACTTCATAATCACTTCAGGGCGGGTTCCTGACCTAAGAGCAAGAGAAACAAGTCTCCCTAAACCCATAGCTAGTCCATTAACAACATTCCCACTCTTACCGGTAGACACAAATACCTCAATGGGCTTCCCAGATGTTGATCTATTAACCGTGATGTAGATATTATTCAGGCCTTTAAACTTGTAAGTTTGTCCGATCAGCACGTCCCTTTCAGGTTCGTCTGCTTCAACAATCGATTCCAAAGCACAACCTCTACGGTACACAGTTAACCCCTTAAGACGATATTTTCGCGCTGTGTAGATAATCTCTTCTATCTCTTCAACAGTAGTTTCCTTCGGGACGTTGATGGTCTTACTCGCTGATGTATGACTTATTTGTTGAACGGTAGAAACAACCTTTATCTGCTCTTCAGGGGGTATAAAAGGTAGCGTAGTAGGATTGGAGGGAGTCACTGAAGACTTAAGAATAACGGTCTGAAATTCATTTTCACTATTAAGAAATTGCCTTTTAACCTGAAAAGATTCAAGAGGCTCTAATCCCGTAGACACACAGCGTAGGAACTGAGATACTGAACCAGTAGGCGCTTGAGATAGAGTAGTCGTGTTCCAAAATTTCCTGCTCCTCTTAGTGTAACCAACAAGTGAAAGATGTTCATCTTTGTACGTCGGGTCCCACTCCTTCTCAACTTTAGTCGAGAGGGCCCACTCATTCGACGCAATAAGTGAACCGCGGGCAAGAGCGGTGTACATCTCGGAAATTCTGTCGACATCAGTGTACTTGTATCCTTTCTTAAAGAGGTACTCTGCAACTCCTGTTAGACCAATACCAACAGGGTGAATCTGGTCAACTCGCTCTCGGAGCTTATGATAAAGCCACTTTGGCTCCTTAGGTAAGCCCATATTGTGCTTCAAGGTTAAATACAAAATTGCGTTCCCAATATGAGTCATGTAATAACCCAACGCCTCAAAATCCGAGACTGACTCTGCAGAAAGGGCGTTACCTGTTAAAAGATGGCAAACACTGAAGGGAGGTGAAGCATACTCGGCACAAGGATTCACGTAACGTACAAGAGGTTTGAGCTTAGGAGGATAAGGTGAATGCTCGGCAAGTACGTCGGGGAAGAGTAACCCGGGGTCACCAGAAGTCCACATCCCTAACGCGATCTCCTTAATCAGATCACGCTGCTCCCAAAAATCGCCAAAGGCATTCACAGAAATATTGATTGACCATAAATCACGCCGATCTCTCTTAAGCCGAACATACTTAAAAATGTCTGGGTGGTTGTAATCAAGCTGACCTAGCATTGCCCCTCGTCTTTTACCGCCTGCGGCAATACTCTTTGAAGTAGCTTCAAACATAGGAACGAAACCAACAGGGCCTGAACTCACTCCCTGTGCTTGATCAACAGCACTTCCTTCTGGGCGCAGAGAAGAGAAGTCTAACCCAACACCACCAGCATACTGAAAGATGCTAGCGCAAGCTTCAATATAACGCAGGATGTCCTTAGTTGAATCGGGAATAGGTCCTAACGGGAAACAAGAATAAAATCCGCCTCTTCTTGTATAAGGGTTACCTAGATTCATTAAAACGGGGGTTGCAAACGTGAACTTCCTATTACGTGCCATTTGTAACGCTTCTGATAATAGGTCGTTCGAGACAGGGTACTTACGCGAGAGGATGAAATTAGTAATTCTATCAATTATATCTTCATAAGTCTTCTCCAAACGTTCGGAAGTCTTTGGATGACGAATAGAATATCTTTGATAAATTAGAGCACGCTCGAAGTCATCCCAGTCAGTAATTACGTCCGTCATTCACTACCTCCTTCGAATTAGTTGGATATCGTCTCGTAAACCGAGCTCAGTCAATACTCGGGAGAGGTAAGTCCTCTGAATACCTAACCTTCTGGCTATCTCTGTAATGGTTAACCCTTTTCGTAGATAAGCTTGAATGAACTCTCGTTGCATTCTCTTAACAAACTCACGCCAAGTAACACCTTCTTCAATCAAACTATCAAAGTACGAATCGATACTCGACTCTATAGGTACTATATCACGTAGTCTATCAATATCCCGCAAAATCTCCACAACTACGTTTACAACCTTATTGTCAATTACAGCGTTTTGAAATTGGAAGATATTAACGCCCCCCTTACGTAGTCCAGGAGACAGTTGTAAGTCCATATTCTGCTTAGCAACTATGTTCTCAGACGGAGGGCTACTAACAACACTGAGTAAAGAGTAAACTTTTTCACGTAGCTGAACTAATGCATTCTCAACTCTATCGCGCATACTATCTAACCTTTACGTAGTACCTATGTTGGGGGGTTCTTCCGTACTCAAGAAGTGCTTCTCGATGTTTCTTCGAGAGAAACCCCAAATTTGACGTTAAATCGTAAACTTGCCACCCAGGGTTCTCGTTTAACAATGAGAGTAATGCTTCTTTACGCAATTCCTTTGCCAATATCATAGCCAGTCGAAGAACGTAAACATACATACTACCGCGAAGTATGGGGAAGCAATCAGCGGGTAATTCAGGAATTAGAGGATCCGAAACAACGATCAAGGAAGGATACTCTTGTACCAACTGCTCGACTACTCTTAACTTTGATCTACGAATAGCTTCATCTACATTACCAATACGATTGATCTCATCTCCAGCTACAGTATCAACTATAGGGGTCACCATTTGTCGTAAGGTGGAAGGCGCTTTAGAAGCTGTGGGAGTATGGTGCACATCAATTACTACGCCACAAGTAACAAGAGGCCCAAAAGCTGCTTCCTTCCCATCTGTGTAAAGACCAACAATGTTACTATACCCAACTGAGAAGAACAGCCGCTCTAGGGAAAAATTCTCTAAGCCTTGAACGAGTTCTTCGTTAACACGAGCTATGCGTTTAAAATTCATTTAAGCACTCCTGCGCAAGGCTAACGAAGTCATTATCATAGTAACTGCAAAGAAGGGCAAGAGCAAAACTAAATTTTTCCTAAAGGTTTCAAAGGGTTCCGGTACCACAAAGTCGACGATGGACTCTTCGTAAAATGGACGACGGTGGAAGGAAAACAAACTCAAACAAGTGAGACAAGTCAAAGCACGTTTTACCAATTCTCAACTTACCAAAATAGTGACAGAAAGGGCAAATACTATATGTTAATCGATACCACCCGATTAATCGGTAAGTAGGAAACTTCTCAACTATATAACCACACCTAGGACAAAAAACTACATCTCTAGTTGCTGGCATAGCACGAGAAAAAAGCCGCCCTTCGCAACCTCTAATTAAGGCGCTACTTTACCCGTGGGCGGCGGCCGGGGAAAGGAGGAGGATCAACCTCTACGACGCGCTTCTTCCCGCTTAATCAAGCGCTCAAGGTAGAACTCTGCCTTTTTTAGGTCCTCTAAAGGAGCACCTTTCCATTTATACCTAGCAAGATATTTTACTACATTCCCCTCAAGGAAATCAAATCCTTGATCTTCAATAAAATCAATTACCTCAATCTTACCACGAGTGTAGTGTTTAGGATGACGAACATTCTCCAATAATGCCATGTGTACCTCCTATTCCCATTTCTTAGCTGAAGTTTCCTGTCGAATCCTAATGATCTCAATCAAATTCTTATTGAACAAGTACTCGTTAAGGTGCTTCCTTCTGATCTCCTCCTTAACGGCGGCTTTCAAAGCTTTCAGGTAACATTTACAACACAAATCAAAAGTTTCATATACATCCTCCACGGATCCAGCAGCATCGGCACGGCGGTCATATGAAAAACTAACTCGTTGCACGTCCTTTTGCGTACCGCAAACATCACAAACTGTAATTTGCATGGGAGCCTCCTAGGTAAAATTAAACCTTCTTGGTTAACTTTTGTAGTGCTTTAAAAATCGCTCTCTCTAAACACAATACCTCAAAACGACTTCCCTTAACAACTAACGTTAACACAGAATCGAACATACCGGGTACCTCACAAGGTTTGTCCTTACGCTTTAGTTTAAGAACCTCAATCATCCTCAATCCTCCTTGTTCCGAAGAAAAGAGCAAGGATCTTTATCGTAGATAGTAGGATCCTCAACTCCTGCTTTCTGAAAAGCTTCAGCACGTTCAACACAAGTACCGCAGGTGCCACAATGTTTTGGTGGCTCCCCTTTATAACAGGACCACGTTAACTCAAACGGACAATTAAATCTATTCCCGACAGAAACAACTTCCCATTTCGCAAGATGGGCAAAAGGAGCTAATAACTTTACCTTCCTATCAGAAGCAAGAAAAATTGTTTGTGACATATACCTCAGGTAGTCAATTCTGCAATCAGGATAAATAAAATGGTCACCTTCATGAGCTGCGATAGCAACGAACTTCTTCCCTAAGGACTCCGCAAGGGCGAGTCCGTAGGAGATCATTACCGTATTCCTTCCAGGAACTACAGTCTGACGCATACTTTCTTCGGTATAGTACCCTTCTGGTACATCTACTTGATCGTCTAATAACGCAACTCCTTTAGAAACCAATCGCTTCAGAGACGAAAGATCAACTACATAAACCCTCTCTTTCTCAATTCCAAAATGCTCAACCAACCGGAGGAAGGCGTGATATTCAGCTTCATGATGAGTAGAACCATAATCAAAGTGAATCAAAGTAAGGTCCCAACCTAGGTTGAGTAACATCGAGATTAAACTCGAAGAATCAAGGCCGCCAGAAGATAACACAACAGCACTTCTTTGCGTTGGTTCAATATCATAAACTTCCGCAGGCCGTTCACAAATCGTCCATTCCATCTAACAACCTCCTTTCTAAGGAAACGAGCTCAAGTTTGAATCAATTGAAAAAATTCTTCTACTGCCTTCTGCATCGATTTAAAAGAAACTCTATCATTAAAAAAATCGATCCGATCATCCAGACCTACCTTTCCTAACGCTTTACGTGTTGGATAAGAAGTATCCAATGACTCAATAGGTACTCCCGAATCAAAAATTTCGGGTAGCTCACTAGGGTCAGGACACCCTAAAATGTGAACTGGTTTAGAAGTCAACTTAAATGAATAAACTGACAGAAATAATCTGTTAGGATACATCACTCGAGGTATACCAACCAAATGAAAACGGTTCTCAAACTCAGAATAAAGGATACGTAAACACCGTGTCCACTCGATGATGCTGTGTCCTTGAGGTACAATCATAACTTTAGTATCCGCAGGAAGTGAGTGTTTGAAAAACTGACGAGTGAGTTTAATGGTACCCTTACTATCACTATACACATCTGGTGCAACCACTACGTCTGGGCGTAACGTTTGGATGAGCTCTATGTACTTCTTAATGTCAATAGAAGCTCCTTGTTCATAAGCACCGTTGTCCAGATAGAGAGGGAGTTGAGAACGGTGTTCGTGTACGAAGTTACGGTAAGTCTCATTTTCAAACCAAGGAGCTATAGCGAAGATATAATCACTAAACTCAACTTGAAGCTCAAGGCTTTTCAAAGGAACTTCGAAGGAAAACTTACAAGTCATAAATGGACCTCCTTTTTTCTGTACTTACTAAAGCTGAGACCTCACAAAATAGACGCTCAGATGCGCTTATTTTACGCGAATTTTACGCAGGTACATACCTAAGCAATAGTTTGATATAGCCTAGATAGGTACCCACGATTTAAGTGCTGAAGGTACGCGCGATTCTGCACAAATTCGCGAAAATTTCGCGATGGAAGTACGCAGGTTTCCCAACTATAGAGACTTCTCCAACAACTAACACACACTAGCCTCTTTTTCAACAATTTGAACCAAGCCGGGCGCGCGCGGCTTGAGTTATAGTTCCTGTTAGGAGTGCCCATCCCCTTCTGGGTTGGCAGGTTCATTTTCTTCTCAAAAGAAGGACGCGGCGGCGCAGCAGACGCGCCGCGTCCTTTGTACAAGATTGTTAAATCTTGTTATATTATATACGCTCAAAATCACCAAAAAGTTCAACGAGTTAGCTGCGCAAAAATCGCCAGTTTTACGTAGAAGCCTGCCGGTTTTACGTAGAAGCCTGCCGGTTTTGTGTAAAGGCATGCCAGTTTTACGTAGATTAAGATTTTGGTCCCCGGTTCCCCACTACACCCCACATTTTTGCTAACTCACGTGCCACCACCCCTCATTAAATTTGAACCTTTCAACTTTCCTCCAGTGGTAACGGTACCTATTCAACAAGTCTTTTTCAACCCACCAGTGTTCAAGCAACCCCATAGCTATGAGGTCATCGAAAGCTTTCTAAACGATAAGAGATGTCAACTACGTAGGTGGGTACCGCCAGGCCGGGTTATATGTGAACCTCTCAGGTTTCTGCCAGGAGTACTTATGGTAACCAAATTCGTCATCATGATGCCAATTAGTAATAAGGCCCGTTCGCTTTAACAAATCAAATGCCCTAAAAATACTCTCACGTTTACGGGAGGCTCGTATAGGTAAATCTCGAAATACATACCGCATAAGACGATCTTCTCTAATAGCAGTGTATTTTTGTCCTTGGATCCAAACTCCTAACAAAATAGCCATCGGATTTGATAAATCAAGAATAGGAGCGATGTTGATGTGAAACCCTTTCTGACAAGCTTCCCAAAAATCTCCATCAACAGCGAATCCAACCGAAAGTCTTTTAGTATGCCGCCCTCTACCTCGTAAGAGATCAACCTCATTATATTTACCACCATCATAGTAATACAAAGCAGCATGCCAGAGAAGTCTTCGAATTTCTTTTACTCTACTCTTCCAAGACAAAACGTACATTATACTTGCGACGTTCTTGATACTCTCGAAGATCTCAGGCCCGCTATAGAACTCTCTCTTTCGATACCGCTTCACAAAAGTACTCCATTGACAAACTGTTACCTTTGTAGGAATGAAGTGACCCTCTTGAGTCGCCCACTCTCGATCAAGCACCTCTTCTTGTGTGAACACAAAAAGAATGCTCAGGAACGTTTGTAAGTCAAACGCACTGAACATGCGGGAGTTCATAATCTCTACTTTCTCAAGGTCACTCCAACCTGCGAATTCAGAGAGTCCTTCTTTGATCACTTTCCGAGAAGTTGTGACTGGAAATGCATCTAAAAAATCTTTAGGAACCTTTACAATCATGTCAGACGACATCATAACATCTCCTATAGCACATACATAATCCTTAGTTCAAACCCAGCGAGTTTATTCTACTTAACAACAATTCATGCTAAGATCAACAACTACCTTATTATGAACCAAGGCGCGGGGCGCGGCTTGAGTTATAGTTCCTGTTAGGAGTGCCC